GTTGACTATGTGTTCCTTGGAATGAAGAAAGCTGACGGGATGAACAGACGGCTGATGCTGAAAGGCTACGAGCAGAATCATTATGTGAGCAAAGGGATGTGCTACCCTCTCGCTGATTGGACGCAGCGTGACGTGCTGGCATATATGCGGCAGCACAATCTTCCTGAGCCGGTGCGGTACGGGAAGAAGGCTTCGGGCGGAATCGGATTCAACCTTGATTGCTTTTTATGGCTGAGAGAGAATTATCCGCAGGACTTGGAAAAGATATATAAAGTCTTTCCGATGAGCCGGCGGATATTGTTTGAATATGACAACAAAAATACTTGATTGGGACAAGGTGAACGCAAGTATGAGGTTGGTGAGAACAGTTAGATTATGGAATTATCAAAATACATAAAAGGTGAGGCGGCGGAGCTTAACCGTTCCGCCATCTCCTTTGCTTCGTACAATCCACGGAAGATTGACGACGAGGCAAGGAAAACGCTGAAACGCGGAATCAAAAAGTTCGGTCTTGTAGGAGGCATCGTAGTGAACAAACGCACCGGCCTGACGGTGGTTAGCGGACATCAGCGTCTTTCCGTTATGGATGAGCTGCAAAAGTACGACCCCACGACAAAGGAGAACGACTACAAAATCCGTGTGGAGGTCATCGACGTCGACGAGAAACAGGAGAAGGAATTGAACATCCTTTGCAATAATCCGAATGCACAGGGGGCGTGGGATTATGACGCTTTGGCTCGCATCGTCCCCGACATTGACTATAAGGACGCCGGACTGACGGAAGCCGACCTTAATATGATTGGATGTGAGTTCCTCCTGCAGACGGAGGAGGAGAACAACATCACCGCAGCCCTCGACGATATGATGGCGCCCGTCCGTGAGCAGAACGAGCAGGAGAAGGCACAACGCCTTGAGGAACGGCAGGCGGAACAGGCGGCGAAAGTCCAGCACATGAAGGATGTGAAGCAGATTGTAAAAGACAACGCTATGAGGCAGGTTCAGGATAACGAGGCATATATAATGCTTTCCTTTGACAACTTCGCCAACAAAGCGGCGTTCTGTGAGAGGTTCGGCTACGACCCCTACGACAAGTTCATCAAGGGTGAAGTATTTGACGACCAGGTGGAGGCTGTGTTTGAATAACGTGAATGGGAGAGGGTATTCTGATATATGGACTGAACAACGATAGGCGGAAGTATATCAGAGACCTACAGACTTTTGCGGACAAGGTTCTCAAAATAGGGAAACCTAAAGGCTTGTTATACAAGTTCGGCAATATAAGCAGGACGGTGGCGCGGTATATGCGAGAACAAAGATTAACATTGGAGTCGTTGACAACCATCATTTCAGATAAAACCATTCTGAAATACAGAAACCACCCGAAGCGGAAGAAAGGCGCGGTCGTGAGTTTCAAACGCTTTGTAATGGTGGAGGCAGCGGTGAAGAAGCCGAGGAATGTCTATATTGACACTAATAGAAACAGGCTTGTTTTCGTTTCATCGGTTAAGTACGCTTCAAACAAAGTGTTGAAAGTCGTTGTCGAGCCAAACCAGAACGTTAAAGGAAGAAGATACAATGTCGTGACTTCGATTGGTATTGTTGACAAAGTTGATATGAGAGGGCGGCAATATGACAAAATAAAATAGGAGATACAAACGTACCCCCTACTAAAGTGGAAAGGCAAAGGAGTTGAACCTCGCAATATCACCGCTGTTAACGCTGCTCGCTACCGATGCGACCATCAATCCACACTGCAAATATAGAGAACAAATTGAAAATAACAAAATAAAACAACAACAAAATGGCAAGACCAAAGAAATTCGATTACGATTCCGATGATTTCTACGATGAAATCCTCGCCCTCGCCATGCAGGGATTGACGGACGCTGAAATCGCCGACAGCCTTGCCGACAAATTCGGCGTGTCTTTGTCCCCGGATGTGTTTTCCACAATGAAGAACGGTTGCTATGCGAATTGGACAGAGAAGGAAAACCAAAGGCGCTCCGCTCGTTTTAATAAGGTCTTAGCGCGTGGACGCAGAAAAATCACTTCCATAGTCCGCGGCGCATACCTTAAAGGTGCCCTCGGTGGCAAGAAAATCAAATCGAAGACGGTTCTCCGCCGCAAACTGCGCATAGGTGGGGAATACACGGAAGACGAGGAGATTCAGACTTCCGAAACAGAATCCGAGATGCCTTACAATATGCAGGCGCTTGCAACCTGGCTGTACCACCACGATTCAGAATGGAGAAAGACCGAGCGCAGACAGGACGAGGATGCTTCCGACGTTCCGACCAATGTCGACAGGGGTGTTGATATTGACGCTTGGATAAAGAAGGAGGTCGGCAAATGATTGTTCCGCAGCCTGTGTACTATCCGATGTATGAGGACAAGGAGAAATTCATCATCCTTGTGACGGGAGGGCGCGGGTGTGAATCCCCGTCGCAAGAAGTCATTATGTCCGACTTGACCGTCAAGCAAATCAAGGATATTTCCGTCGGCGAGTTCGTTATGGGCGACGACGGCACCCCGAGGAAGGTTCTTGCAACAATGTCAGGGCGCAGTGATATGTTCCGAGTCCACCAGTCAAGTGCCGAGGACTATTTTGTCAACGATGCGCATATTCTCAGCGTGAAGAAAAGCAGTGCGGCAATAAGAGAAGGACGGTATAGGGAATATCCAGAGTATACAGACATCCGGGTGACAGATTATGCGTCCAAGAGTAAAAGATTCCGTGAGCAATTCCGTGGTTACAAGTCGCCATCCATCCCTTATCCGGAAACCCCCGTTCTGCTGCCCCCGTATCTGCTTGGATTATGGCTCGGGGACGGGACAAGTGTTTTCCCCCAAATAACAACACCGGACAGTGAGATTGTTGGGTATTTACAATCTTATGCGGAAGAAAAAGGATTAAGGCTTTCCCTTAATGGGGTCAAGGGAAAAGCGAGAACGTTCAGACTTGCAAAAACCGAAGGGCATACAAAACCAATAATGGATATTTTCCGCCAATACAATCTTATTGACAATAAGCACATCCCACAAGAATACATATCCAACAGCGAACACAACAGATTGGAATTGCTTGCCGGCCTGCTTGATACTGATGGTTATGCAAGCGGGAACGGCTATGAAATAATCCAAAATAACCGCTCCCTTGCAAAGCAAATCAAATATGTCGCCGATACGCTTGGTTTCAGAACAAACATAACCGAGAAGTCCGCACGATGCAATGGGAAAGACTGCGGCAAGGTATATCGGGTGACCATCAATGGAGACGTTTGGCGAATCCCTTGCAAGGTAGAGCGGAAAAGGATACGCAAGGAGGACGTGCGCAAGAACAAAGATTGGCATTTGTCGATGTTGAGCATCGAGTCTGCCGGTGTCGGGGATTGGTGCGGCATCTGTCTCGACGGCAATCAACGTTACCTCCACAGCGACGGCACTGTCACGCATAATTCGGGGAAGAGCTTCAACACCGCCGCATTCATCAGCCGGCTCACTTTTGAGCTTACTCCTGAAGAACACATCACGCACCAAATCCTCTACACTCGCTATACGATGGTGTCCGCCCACATCTCCATCATTCCGGAGATGCTGGAGAAGATTGAGCTTGATGGAACGGAGAAGTATTTCCATTCCACACGGACTGATGTGATAAACAGAATGACCGGAAGCCGTATAATGTTCCGTGGCATCAAGACTTCCTCGGGCAATCAGACGGCGAAACTGAAGTCAATCCACGGCATCACCACGTTTGTCTGTGACGAGGCGGAGGAATGGACGAGCGAGCAGGACTTCGACCGGATAATGCTCTCCATCCGTCAGAAAGGCATACAGAACCGTATCATTATCATAATGAACCCTACGGATTCCAACCATTTCATTTACCGCAAGTACATAGAGAAGACGCACAAGCTTGTGGAGTTTGACGGAGTGCCGGTGCAGATAAGCACGCATCCGAACGTTCTCCACATCCACACCACATATTTTGACAACATTGACAATCTGTCGCCGCAGTTCATCAATGAGGTTTCGCAGATTAAGAAAGACAACCCCGAGAAATATGCACATACCGTCATAGGCAGATGGGCGGACGTCAACGAGGGCGCCGTATTCAAGAAGTGGGGTGTCGTCAAAGAGTTCCCAAAATGGGCGAAGCGTGTCGCCATCGGCTTGGATTTCGGCTATTCCCATGACCCTACCGCCATTGTCCGCTGCGGTGTCGTGGACAACGCTTTGTATATTGACGAGATAGACTACAGGACTGGAATGCTTTCATCCGACATCATCAAGGCTCTTCGCCCCTGGGGGCTGAAGGTCATCGCCGACTCCGCCGACCCCCGGCTTATACAGGAGATACACAACGGCGGCATCCGCATCTATCCTGTCGCCAAAGGTTCAGGCTCCATCATTGCCGGCATTGAGAAGATGAAGGATATGGAATTGTTCATCACCGAGCGTTCCTACAACCTGCAGAACGAACTCCGCAACTATATCTGGGCGAGAGATATTGACGGAAGATATGTTAACGAGCCGGAAGACCATGACAACCACTGCATCGATGCCTCCCGCTACTTTGTCCTCGGCGAATTGCTCGGACGTATAATGCAGCCTAAAGACAACAGCAAATTATTCACTCACTAAAAATATTGATTATGACACTTGAAGAAATATTGGCGCTTCCCGATTCCTCGCAGAAGGTGTACTATCTGAAACGTGTGCGCAAGACGGACGTTCCCGACGCCCTTGCCCTTTTCAATGATTGGAATCCGGACAAGCACGAGATTATGGTCGATACGGTGAAATATCCGAAGGTCAAGATTGTGACGGAAAAAGAGCAGAGAATGTTCGACCCGGTGTCCGGCAAGACCACCACCATCCCGGAGAAGACCAAGGACGTGGAGCCGAACCGCATCGCGCTTCCCCTTGAACAGGACATTGTGAACATTCACACGGCGTTCACCGTGGGGACGGAGCCGAAGATGAACTGCGAGCCGGAAGAGGCGGAACGTCCGCTGTTTGAGGCAATACGCAAGGTGCTTGTCAAAAACAAAATCAAGTATCAGAACAAACGTATCGTGCGGTCGTGGTTCGCCGAGCAAGAGTGCTGCGAGTATTGGTATTCCGTCCCCGATGATGGATTCTGGGCTTCTCTCGGCAGACGCATAAAGGGACTGTTCGGCGGCAGTGTTCCGTCAACCCGTCTGAAAAGCGCGTTGTGGTCTCCGTTCCGCGGGGATAAGCTGTATCCGTTCTTCGACACGGCGGGAAACCTTGTGGCAATGTCGCGCGAGTATATACGCAGAGAGATTGACGACACGGAAACGACGTGCTTTATGACGGTCACCGCTGATATGGTCTATCAGTGGGAAAGCCAGAAAGGATGGCAGTTGGTGAAGTCCTTCAAGCACGGGTTTGGAAAACTGCCGGTCATCTACTGCTACCGACCGAAAGCGTACTGCGAGAAGATTAAGACACTGCGTGTCCGCCTTGAAAAACTTCTGTCCAATTATGCCGACTGCATCGATTACCACTTCTTCCCCATCCTTATGCTTTTCGGCGACGTGGAGAATTTCAGCGGCGAGTTCAAGAGCCGTGTCGTCGAGCTGACCGGACAGGGGGCGAACGCGCAGTATCTGACGTGGAATCAGGTTCCCGAAACAGTAAAGTACGAGGCGGAAACGCTCATCAACCAAATCTATGCGCTGACCAACACTCCGCGCATATCCTTTGACAGCCTTAAAGGCACAGGCAATGCGTTGTCCGGTGTCGCCTTCGACTATGTGTTCCTCTCCACACACCTTGCGGTGGAGAACCACGCGGAGGTGATAGGCGACTTCATGCAACGCCGTGTCAATTTCCTCGTTTCCGCTTTGGCGTCCATCAATCCGAGCCTCTCCAAAGCGGCGAAGACCATTGATATTGATGTGGAGATTCAGCCGTACCGCCTCGACAACATAGAGGACTTGGTGCGCGTCGCCGTCAGCGCCCTCCAAGGTGGTGTGTGGTCACAGAAGCACGCTGTCTTGTTCGCCGGCAACGCTGACCGTATTGATGAAGAGATGAAACAGATAAAAGAAGATAAGGAAAGCGGTGGAGTAGAGGGGAACAACAAGGCTGTCCCGACCGAATAAAAACATTAACGCCAATTGTTTAAGCGCTTCCACGAGACCGAACTCAGGGAAGCGCTTTTTCTTTGTATTTTCGCATAAAACACATACGAGTATGACAATAATAGAACAAATCTTGGCGGCTCTGCAACAGAAATTCTCCGGGGTGGACACCGCCATCCTTTCCCGCATTGCCAACAAGAAGGGAGAGGGAGTGACGGACGAGAGCAAGGTGAACTCAATTGTCGAGGGCATAGGCTTTCAGGACGTTCTTAATTCTTATGGCGATTTCCGTGCCGACGGAGCCGCTTCCACGGCAGTGAAAAACTATGAGCGGAAGCATAATCTGAAGGACGGAAAGGCGGCGGACGAACCTACGCCAACGAATGAGCCACAGGACATTGCGAAACTGATTGCCGATGCGGTCAGCGCCGCCGTCAGTCCGTTGTCGGACAAGCTGACACAGTTCGAGGCTGCGAAAGCGAGGGAAACGCGCGGTGAGCAGATTCTTGCGAAGGCAAAGGAGTACGGCATCCCGGACACTATCGCCAAACGCTACGCCATTCCCGACGATGCGGATTTGGACAGTTATTTCAAAGACGCGAAGCAGGAGTTGGCGAACGCCGGATTCAACGGCATCCCTTCCCCCGAGTCGTCCGATGCGAAGATAGAGAAAGAGAATGCCTCTATCGCGAAGATGATAAACGAGGGAACAAAATCAATTGTAGAACAAAACAAGTAAACAAATGGCAGCAGGATTCAAGTATGATTTGCAACCGGCGGTTGAAATGGAGGAGCGTTACGACGTTCAGACCGGCATCCGCCGCCGTGGCGAGTACAAACTCGTCACGGAACATTTGAGTGTGGGCGCCACGCTTCCGGTGTTCGCTCCGATCTGCGCGGACTTGAAAGACAAGTTCGCTTATCCGGTAGTGAATATGACGGTTGCCGAAGCTTATACCACAGGTGACGCCAACCTTTCCATCAAGGTGGCCAAAGGCTCTTTCCCATACAAAGGTATGTTTGTGGGCAACGGCTCCAAGGGGGCGGAGGTCACTGCGGTAGACACCACCAACAGTGAGTATGACACCATCACCATCAAGGCGGCTTTCGGTGCGAACCTTCCCAAGGGGACGGTGCTGTTCGAGGCAAAAGCAGTATCGGGAACGGCACAGAAATACATCGCCAATTCCGCCCTCTTCAACAAGACAAAGGTGGATGACGGCATTGTCCTTGTGGCGTTGCTCCGCACCGCGGCAGAGATTGAGCCGAGCAAACTCGCCATCCCGTTCTCGGCGAACGACAAGGCGAATATGAAAGGCTGGTTTGAATTTAACGAATAAGGAGGACTGAGTATGTTTTTGACTATTGAAACTTTATTTAACGACCCCAATATCGTTAGTGCGGTTATCAACCGCGTCAACCAGACGCGCAAGGACACTATCTATTGGCAGCAGTATCTGACATTCCGTCGTACCACCACGAGAGTGTTCAAGGACTACATCGGCACTGTAACCGGTGTAATGGCAGGTTCCATCAATTCACGATTCGGAGAGAAACCAATCCGCGAGCGTCAGAACATCGGAAGCGGTTACGGAGAAATCGCATATCTCGGCGACGCTTATCAGATGTCTATCGACCGCCTGTCCGAACTTCAGGATTTGATTGACAAATTCAACGAGGCGAAGACAGCCGACCAAAGCACGGCGCTCAACGAGATTGTGAACTTCATTCAGGACGACTACCGTCAGATCACGCTTGCTCCGCACAAGCGTATGGACATTGTTGTCGGCTCTCTTCTTATGACCGGCAAGGCGGAGGTGTACAACAAGGACGCCGCCATATCTTCGGGCAACACCAGCAACAAGGTGCTTGAGATTGCGCTTCCTTTCAATTTCCTCAAACCTTCCGACACCGACGTGAAGAGCGACGGCAAGAAGATGTTCGTTTCCTACCTTCGTGAGGAACTGAACAAACTCGCTCCGGACTACGGACGCTATGCCAAGATGATTATGTCGCGAGCCACTTTCAACAAGACCATTCTCGGTTCTTCTGAATTTGGGGAGCAGTACAAGATGATTCTCGGCAGCAACGAGATGAAATTGTCTACCGGTTTGATTTCTTCGGATTTGGCTTCGGAGGTGTTTACCGGATTAGGTCTTCCACGCATCGAAATCAAAGAGGACTATGTGAAAGACCAGACGGGCAAGAACGTGCAGATTTATGCGGACAACCGCATCACTCTGCTTCCGTCCGATGAAATCGGCTATATGCGCCATCACACCCCATACGAGGCTGTAGACCCGGTGCAAGGCCGCACCTACACCGCGGCGGACGGTCAGATGCTCATCTCCAACTACCGCGACAAGAACGGCCGCTATATGGAGTACACGGCTGAGTGGATTCCTCAGATTGTGAACCCGCAGTTGATTACGAACATTGATTTGTCGCAATTGTCGTGAATGTGAAGGACTACATATCACAGAGGCTTCAGACCTTCGGCGTGGCAATGTCGGAGGCTGAACTTCTTGATGTGTGCCTTTCCGCAGGCATCGACGGCGGTGACGAGGTGGAGAGCGACAATTACGTCCGCGTGAACATCGGTCTTGCCTCGGTCATTCCTATGCTGCTTATGCGTGCCACATCGGTCAGCGAGAGCGGTTTCTCCATGTCCTGGAACGTAGAGGGGATGAAAGAGTACTACGCTTTCCTCTGCCGCAAATATGGGCTGACCGATGAACTCAACACCGACAAACCGAAAGTGAGATTCCTATGATGTACACACCGCACATATTGCAGAAACGCATTGCTTCCGCTTCATCACGCGACGAGTACGGGCGCATCATCCCCGTGACAGACGAGCGGTGGGAAACGGTCTGCGCCTGCAGGTGCGATGACAACACCACACAGAATTTCACGACGGACAACGGTGAGGTGTTCCGCCCCGACTATCACGTTGTGTGTCCCGGCAAGGCTGATGTCAAAGCCGGCGACTACATCCGTGTTATGGACGGCGGCGAGGTGCGCGGCTGCGGTGAGGTGTCGATGGTCAAACATACGAATTATTTGAGCTATTCCGAATTATGGATGTGACTGTGGAAACGGACTTCTCCGATGTTGATGACTTCTTCCAAGACGGGGAGTGGGAAGTGCAGAAGGAGATGATTGACGCAGGAGCCGAGGCGGTCGAGTACGCCAAGGCAAACGGCAATTACCAAGACCACACAGGCACGCTGAGACGCTCGAACAAATACGATGTTGACGAGAGAACCTTGACGCTCTACAACGATGCCGAATCCCCCGGCGGATACAATTACGCGTCCAATGTAGAAGCCAAAGGATTTGACGTGCTGAGCGGCGCCGCGCTGTATGCGGAGCGACAATTGAAAGAAAAATTTGAGAAATGATAACGGTTTCCGACATAGAAAAGATTCTCTACAAGGACTGCGCCACTTTCGGGGTCGAGGTCTTCCCTTACGGCAATGTACCGGAGGGGGAAATCACCGCCGAGCGCATCGTAGTCCATTCCAAGCCTTTGCAAACCGAAAAGATTTGGAACAAGTCCTTCTGCGATGTCAACATCTGCGTTCCCGACAAGAACGGACAGGCGGACAAAATCCGTATCGACGTGCTTGCGAGAGAGGCGCAGGACAGGTTCAAGGGTGTTGTCGGGGATTTCGACGGAACTCCGTATCATTACAGTTGGGACACCATTGGGGTGGAGAATGACACGCAGATGCGCTGTCATTATGTGAATGTGAGAATATTGTTTGAGGTTTTAAATATAGATTGATATGAAACCATTTATAGGAATTAAGCAGATTTGGTACGGCGAGGTGTTTTCCGCCGCCGTCACTGCGGCTACGCTTAAAACGTGGCTCAAAACAGCGACCGAGGTGAAGAACTCGCATCAGGACACGTTCCAGTATACGCAGGACGATCCGAGTGTGGACGACTACACCAACGAACTGACGGGAAAGCCGTACTACCGCGACATCAAGAGCGAGGGCAACAAGACAATCACCTTCACTATGGGTGAGTATGCCTTCAAAGACAAGGTGGCGCTTCAGGGCGGCAAACTCGTGGGCGCCGGGGACGGTGACGGCTGGGAGGCTCCGGACAACCCGGAACTCATATACAAGGGAATCGTTGCAAAGACGAAGACCGGACACTATGTGGTGTTCACATACGCCGGTATTGTCGGAAAGACAACGATGGCCGAGAAGAATATGGGACTCGGTGTTTCCGCCGTCGCTATGGACAACCCCACCGACGCGGTGAAGGATGAGTATTGGTTCGACGGTGCGAAGGTAGACGCAGCAGAATAGTTTTTTAGTTTGTAATAGTGTTAGGTTGGCGGCGGGCGAGGTTCTTCCTTTCCCGCCGTTTTGTTTTCTTATGAAAGATGCGGCAAAAATAGTGGCGAGCGCCGTTCTGGGGGCGGACGCCGTCAATGTGATAGTAAACGACAAGGTCTATGTGGTAGAGCCTCCCACCATACGCAAACTCGCGGGCGCCGGGCTTTGGCTTTCCGACCTGCGTCCGGGCGACAATGTAGGTATTTCCGAGGTTCTGAAAATGCTCTCCAGCGACAATGCGGCACATGCGCTGTCGTGGTTCATCGCCGGTGACGAGAGCCTTACCGAGGAATTTCTCGACGCCCCTTTCGAGGACGTAGTGTTGGGGATAGAAGCGGCTTACAGCCTTGTTTCCACTGTAAATTTTTTGAAGCTATCGACTTTGGCGAGGAATGTAGCAGGGCTGATAGCAAGGCAGAAACGATAGGCAACGACTGCCTACTCGGACAGATTGCGTCATTCATGGACTCCCTCCATCTCACATACGGGCAGGTTGTCAACGAGATTCCATACCGCAATCTTGTGATTATGAGCAAGGACAAGGCGCGCATTGCCTATGATGGCGTCATGCGCGAGGTGTCCGAGGATGATTTACACATAAAATTTGATGAATAATAATGGCAGTACTGGCATTCAAGGTGGAGGCGGACTATGAGGAAGTCCTTCGTCTGAGACAAGAGATAGACAAACTTAAATCGGAACTGAAAGGCATCAATAGCAGTCTTAATCCGGGGAAATTCTCCGAGGTCAACGACAAGTTGCGGCAGACGACGACACGTTTTGACGAGATGAAGAAAGCGGCGGCGGATGCCGGAGCCGCATTTGTTCGTGAGGGCGGAATGATTGACGATGCGCTGACAAAAATAGCGGCGGGTGTCGCGGGGGCGTTCGCCGTGGACAAGATAAAGGACTTCGTTATGGAGGTGGTCAATGTCCGCGGTCAGTTCCAACAGTTGGAGGTCGCATTCAAGACAATGCTCGGCAGCGGCGAGAAAGCGAGCAAGCTGATGAACCAATTGGTGCGCACCGCCGCCACCACTCCGTTTGACCTGCAAAGCGTGGCACAGGGCGCCAAGCAGTTGCTCGCCTATGGAACGGCTGCCGAAGATGTCAACGACACGTTGATTAAGCTCGGCGACATAGCGGCAGGCTTGTCGCTTCCTTTGGGGGATTTGGTGTATCTCTACGGAACGACGGTCACACAAGGGAGAATGTTCACTCAGGATATGCGCCAGTTTATGGGGCGAGGTATTCCGATGGCGGAGGAGATAGCCAAGGTGATGGGTGTCGCAGAGCAAGAGGTCGCCGGTCTTGTCACCGCCGGCAAGGTGACCGCCGACGTGTTCAAGAAAGCGATTGACGGAATGGCTGCCGAGGGTGGAAAATTCGGAGGCTTGATGGAGGCTCAATCAAAGACAATCACCGGGCAGATAAGCAATATCGAAGATGCTGTAGCTATGATGTTCAACAAAATGGGTCAGCAGTCCGAGGGGGTCATCAACACGGCATTGTCCGGGGTGTCGTATCTTGTGGAGAATTATCAAGAAGTCGGTCGTCAGATAGGCGCGCTTGTGACGGCATACGGCGCCTACAAAGCCGCATTGATTACGCTTACCGCCATCCAGCGTGTGAATATGGCGGTACTTCGTCAAGCCGCACTCGAGAAGCAGTTGGCGGCGGCGCAAGGCATAGCGTTGAGCAATGCGGAGGCACTTGCGGCGGCACGGACGAAGTTGCTGGCATTGGCACAGCAAGGTTTGGTCAAGGCGATAAAGGGTGTGACAGCGGCTCTCGCTTCCAACCCCTACACATTGGCGGCTCTTGCGGTCGCCGCACTCACCGTGGGCATATATGAGCTTGCCACCGCAGAGAGCGAGGCGGAGAAGCGCACAAAGGCGATGAACGATGCCGTAGACAAGCAGAAAAAGGCGATGGAAACGTTCCATCAGCACAATCAGGACTTAATCAACACCGCAACGGACGAAACGAAATCAACATATCAGCGCATTGCCGCCTTTGAGGAGTTGAAGCAGACAATGCCGGGTCTTATTGACAAATACAAAGACTTGGAAGCTCTGACCAAGGCGATGAAGGAGGAAGGCGCGCGTCCGGCGGCTCTTGATTCCGCCGACATTGACAAGATGAAGCAGGATGCCGAGAAATGGGAAGGCTATTTGGACGCACTGCGCAAGGCCAGCGGGTCGATTAGCGATTGGGGTTCTTGGGAAAGCGTTGGAAAAAGCTTGAGAGACCGCATTGATACAACCCCCGAAGAGGCGGAAGCCATTGTCGCGAAATTAAAAGAAGCGTATTCAGCCTTACAGAGTTCGGGCGCAGACATATCACAGACATTGAAAGGGGAGGCGGCGGAACTGAAAGACGCTCTTGTCCTTGTTGAAGGCAAGGTTGCCGCCACCGCGAATGTCTATGAGGAAGCATTCGCGCGGATGAAAGCCGCCAGCCTTGCGGACACGCAGAGAAAAGAACAGGAGGCATTCGAGAAAACGTACAATTCGGCGGAAAAAACGCAGAAGGCTATTGGCGACTACAGCAATGAACTCGATGCGTTGAAGGCGAAGATGAAGGGCAATGCGTTCACCGTCATCACCGATATTGTCACCAAGGAGAAACCGCAGAACTGGTTCCAAGCGTTGAAAGGCAGAATGAATGAAATCACGAATGCGAACCCTTTGACAATCTCAGTGCAGTTGGAGGCATCGCGCCTTGAATCGTTTATAGAACGTCTCCGCAACCGGTTGAAAGGCATCGCCAACGACAGTTATGGCAAAGCTTTCGCGGATGCGGAAAAGGCGTGGAAAGACGCAAGGAAGCTTGTGTCCGATATGGAGAAAAACAAATCCTCGTACACTGCTGAGGCTTACAAGGAAGCCAAGCAAGACTTGGATGATAACAAGAAAGCGTTTGAGGCATTGGGCGGAGACACATCCACCAAGACCACTACACGAAGCTCGTCACCTGTCGAGTCGGCCGAGGAAAGGCAGGCGCGGCTCCGTTCCGCTCATCAGCGCACGGTAGACACAGTGGAAAAGAACGCACAAGACTTGAAGCGCAAGGAGGAGGATTTGCAATATGAAACCGACCTTGCCCGAATCAATGCTATGCAGGACGGCTTCGACAAAGAACAGCAGTTGCGCACCTTGAACCATCAGAAGGTTCTGCGCGACCTTGACCGCGAGCAAGAGGATATGGTTGCGGCAATAAAGGCGGCGGCGAAGGCTGAATGGGATGCCCGTGAGAACGAGGAAAAGGAGAAACACAAGAAGTATGTCCCCAAGGCGTTCGATTGGGATAAGAACGCCACCGACGAGCAACGGGGACAGGTCGCCTCGGTGGTTGGCTTGTACGGTAAACGGAAAGACAATCAAAAGGCGGTCAACACCGCAGAGGACACAGCGGCTCTCAACAAGGCTCTTGACCAATACAAAGGGTACACCGAGAAGCGCAAGGACATAGAGGAAAAGTATTTGCAGGCAGAGGCGGACATCCGGGCGAAATATAAGAAGAAAGGCAAGACAGGCTCGGAGGAAGAATCCGCGTCACTGGAAGAAGTCAAGCGGCAACGTGCGGAGGCTATTGAAAGCCTCGACACGGAGTTTGCGATGCGCAAGGAGGATTTCGAGATATGGGCGAACACTGTTGCCTCCTTCTCCATTGAACAATTGGAGAATATGCTTGCTGAAGCGGAGAAAAAGCTTGACGAGATGAAAAATGATGCCGGTGCGTCCTCCTCTGATTTAGCCACTCTCGGCGCCGCGATAAAGACGCTGCTCTCCGCATTGAAGGACAAGAAGATTCAGAAAGCGAGGGAGGAGGCGGACACACCGCCCAAGAAGCGGACTATAGAGCAGTGGCAGAAACTTTCCGAGGCTCTTGACAGCGCGAATCAGAAGTTCCAGGAGATAGGCGATTCCGTAGGCGGTGTTATGGGCGACATCATAAAGACGACATCCGAGTTCTCCGTGTCGGTGCTGTCGATGGTCAACGGCATCGTTTCCCTTGCCACATACTCCACCGAGGGGATAAGAGCCTCCTCCCAAGCCGCCAAAACCGCCATAGAGGCGGTGGAGAAGGCTTCCATCATCCTACAGGTCGTTTCTGCCGCATTCCAGATTGCCACGAAAATAATGTCGCTATTCGGCGCCAATTACGACAAGTACAATGAGGAGAAGAAAGCGGTTGAAGCCTTGTCGGAAGTATGGGACGATGTCATAGCCAAGAAGAAGGAATATATCAAAATGTCATACGCGGACGAGGCTCGCAAGGCTACCGCAGAAACCATCAGTATGCTTGAAAAAGAAGCGCAGGCTTATCGTAATCTTGGAAAGACAAGACTTAACTCCGGCGCGTCGGCAGGCTCGCACTCCATAGGCATCCGCATCAAAAAAACGTTGATGGAAGACTCCGCTCTGATGCGTCAGTTCCAGGCAGGGTTGGCAGCCGCCGGCGCAAATTACAACGATGTTATCTTCGGACGTATGGAAGGCTTGTTCAACCTCACGTCCGAGCAGTTGGAGAAACTGAAGACCACGGCACCGGAGGTGTGGGCGCGGCTTGACAGCGACGCCCGTGACTATCTTGACAAACTCATCGAGATAGGAGAGCAGTCCGAAGAAGTCAAGAACTCGTTGAAGGAATCATTGACGGGATTTTCTTTTGATTCGATGAAGGAAAACTTCATCAGCAACCTTATGGATATGGATTATTCCGCCAAGGATTTTGCCAACGATGTCAACAAGATGTTTGCTAACGCCTTGGTCACTCAGATGGTGAACAAGAATTACAAGGACAAGCTCCAAAAGGTGCTCGACGATATGGCTGAAGCCATCGGAAGTGACAACGAGCAGCAGCGTATCGAGCAAATCAAGAAGGACTATGCGGCGATGAGTGCCGCCGCCAAAGAGGAGGCTGACAAGATTATGGACATCACCGGCTATGGGGAATCATCCCAGCAAAGCGGTGATTCGGGCGGTTTTGAAGCGATGTCGCAGGACACTGCCGAGGAATTGAGCGGTCGCTTTACGATGCTCCAGGTAACAGCTCAGAACCAATACCAAAGAATTACTGAGATTTCCGGCTCTTTGTCCGGGATGCTCTCCATCGTCCGTGACACGTACAATATCCATAACGATGCTCGGACAATCCTTGCAGAGGGGTTGCTTGAATTGCGAACCATCAGCGAGAATACGGCTATCAACAAGAAGATGCTGCCAATACTCGAGAGCATAGAGAAGAAGGTGAAGACGAGCTTATAACACGCTATATGTATATAGTAAGGTGTGGCACATCTATGCTACACCTTATTTTGTCTGTATTTGCTAAAAAGTGTTAACGTTGTGTATTTTGTTGGGCAAAGTGTTGCATATATGACACAAAGGTATTATCTTTGTAACAGAAATAAAAACAAAGACTAACTCAACCGACCGGGGCAGGTCGTTAAAGTCCGCAGAAAAAAAATGAGAATAATGAGCACTTACAAAAAAGAAGAATGGACAGAAGCCGAAATCAGAGAAAACATCACCGCGCTTTTTGGCAACGATGAAATCGGCAATGATTATGCAAACAACTTGATTGAAATGCTTGCACAAACTGACGACACCGAATGTGTCATCGAAACAGAAAACGGCGAATTGCACATCGTGAAGCGTGCAGACATCTGTGACGATAATGGTATCGCAGAAATTGCTGAAGAAGATTTACATTTCTAAAACAACTGAACAACAAAATCATAAACGAATAAGAAAATGGCAACAATTACAGATGTATGCTACCTTACGCAGACACCGAGATATGGATATGTCACAATAGACGACATAGAGTGGGTTGATGATGTAGACGAGAAGGATTTGGAAAAAAACGAATACACGCTCATAGAAATGGACAAGTCAGCCTATGCTGACTTCGCCGATCCCAGATACAACCCTACGTGGGAGGATGACTACGGATGGAGTGATGATGATGTATACCGACTGATAGTGATTGATAACGAGGACACCTACCACAAGGTGTGCAAGCGCAAGGCGGAGGCAGAGGCACGGATGCGCCTATGCAAGGCACTAAAACAAGCGAGGACGAGCAAAGAAATGTCACAAGTCGCCCTCAGTGAGAAGAGCGGTGTTGCACGCTCCAATATAGCACGGATTGAAAGTGGCAACCTTAACGCAAGTCTTAATACGATACTAAGCCTATGCGAGGCTCTTGACTGCTCTCTGGTCTTGATTCCAAGATAGCAAGACCACCACACACCGAAAGGGGTTGCACATATCGTGCATCCTCTTTTTTTGTCGAACATCGCCCTACGACGGATTGTCGCAAACTTGTTTCGGCTTGTTGATGTCGTTCGCTGCGATGCCGAAACAACGGACAAAGCGTTCAATGTCAGCCGCACGCTCTCGGCGCGGCACAATCCGATATAAGTCGATAGCGTGACGGCTATTCTTCTTCCGTGTCTTGATGATGTCGTTCTTCATAATGTTTCCCTTTCTTCTTTCTGCAACAATCGCACAGGAGCGGCGCGGCATCATTGTGTATCAACTGGGCAAGACCGCCAGCGAGATAACACGCTTCTTCACTCGACAAGTCCACATTGGAGCCTTCGCAGATGTGCGCTACAAGGTGGTGCAGTTCGTGGACGAGCGAATTTGCACACTCCGACGCGGACGAAGCAGCGCCGACAACCATCACCGACCTCCGTAAGGCGATGTTGCTGTACGTCAGACCTCGGTTTAAGCGGCTCTGACGCAAGTTTTCTTCCGCCTTGATAAAATACTCATCGTCGCAGTCTACCGCACGCAGACAGGCGAGAACCGCGTCTGCGCCAAAAGAATGGACGGCAAGAAACACCTCCGCCGTCCACCCATAACCCACTATGTCAAGCGTAAGCCGTATCACAGCACATCCTCCCACGGAATGCCCACTCCGTTGCGCGCGCAGTCGGCATAAAAGCGGTTGAAAATAAAGCCGTCGGCTTGGTCTTCATCGCCCAAAACATCACTCACATACTTCGCTACCGCGGTGTTGTCCGCAAGACATCCGCCGAGGAAGTCAGCCTTAGCCATATTCGCCACATACACATAGTCGTGGTCTGTGCAGTCAATCTGCACAGATGCGGACTTCAACAACTCGTCGACATCTTCCTTTCTCCACGGATCGATGCGCTTTCCGTCCTTACGCATAAGCGATACGGCGAACTCGCACATACGGCGGTTGAAATGCCACCCGTTGTGTCTGAGGTATTCGGACATTCCGTGCGGCTTCGTGTCGTACAAGTCAAGAGGCTCACGATGTTTCATAGCGCTCTCTAATATCTGCGACGATAGCCGCGTTCTCCGTAGCGGTCGCGGTCATCATCATCGTTCCACTTCTCGCGGTCGTCGCCCATGGTGCGGTAGTCGTCGTAGTGACGTTCGCCCATCCGTCCGCTTCCGCGGTGCAAATCATCTATGCACTGCATAACCTTTCCACCATAGCGGAGCATCTTCTCCGCGTTCTCGGCAAGCGTTCCCAGCTTGTCTTCAGTGATTTCAATCATATATCCCATAGTCGTTTCAGTTTTTGGTTTTCGCGACAGACGTGTTCAGTGCCTTGGACAGCATCGAACGTATGTCCGACAATGTTCCCTCCATTCCTGTGACCTTCTCCTCGAGCAAGCCTATTTTCTGCTCTTGCTCGCGCTCCTTGGCGAATTGAGGGTTGAGAGTCTGCAACATAGTGTCGCACGCTCCGATAACTCGCTTGTGATACTCCACGCTCTCGACAACGCTGCGCGACGTTCTGAGCATCGCTTCCACCTCCGATGTCATTGCTTCCTTGTTGTCTGCAACGACAACGCTCCCTTGATTGGCTATGGCGAGCGAGGCGGGAAGCTGCTTGAAGTCAACCGCCGTTCCGTCGTCGGTCTTCACCGAGATGTCGACCACTTGCTCCACGTTCTGCGGGAATGCCGAATATGGATTTGTCGGTTGTGCGTACCTCGGTGTCGGATTGCTTACCGACACCACTTGTCCGACTTTCAATGTCGGGGTTTCCCCTTTCTCGAGGATGTATATCAATGCGTTCTGTCTTAGTCCACTGAACATATCTGTTGCTTTTTTTTGTGTTAAACAATTCCCGACATCAATTGCAAGGTGTCGGTTTGGCGGTCGAACCACAGCTGCACCACTCCAGTTCCTGGAATGTCGGCGGCTGTCAGTGCGGCGCCGTTGAATTTAGTGACGGCTTTTGTCACTCCGTTTGTCTCGAAGAGGACAGGCAGTGTGCCTGTCGTGCCTGTCGGAACGGCTTGCACCAAATCGACGAACAGAGTGCCGCGATACCACGCGTTGACGAATGCGTGGTTGGCGAACGTGAACACAACGCTGTCGGTGTTTACTTTCACGCCTGTTGTCGATATAGCGGCAGAGCCGCGCCTATTGACGAATGTAAATGCTCGGAAAGTCATAGCGCCCTCCTTTCTACGTCCAAAAGGTAGTGCCGTTCAGTCCGTACAAGCCCATCTGCGCTGCAACACAGTTCGGGACTGCGGTTGCTTGTGGATAGTTCAAGGTTACCGTCTCGGGCAATTTGCATTTGATTCCTGCCACCTCGCTCTGCAGTCTGGCGAGAGCGGCATTGATAGGAGCGATTGCGCTGCCGAAAATCTGCGATGTCATTGCCGACGACTTGAACGTTCCGTTCTCCTCGCGGAGAATGTCAATCTTGTTCTGCATCTCGCGCATTTCCGCTGCCGCTTGTCCAGCGACAATCTTGTCTGTCGCCTCCTTGATGGACTTCTCAATGTCGCACGTCTGGCGCTGTGTTTCGAATGCTACCGAGGAGAAGCCGCGCTCCTGTCCCACAGCAACGTTGTTGATTGCGCCTTGCAGAGTGTTCGTCTGCTGACACGTTGCGAGACGGTTCTCGCAGCAGCAGCTGGCTATCTGCTGGGCAATCTGCATATTTCCTTGCTGAAGCGCGTTGATTACCTGCATCCCCGACATTCCGACTTGGTTGCCTACACTCTGCACTTGTGATGTCAAAGCGGCGATTGCGCTCTGAATCTGACCCTCGGTGCAATTGAGCTGCGTCGCAAGGTTGCTCAATGCGTTGCGGTTTCCGCCGATAGCGTCCATCAGAAGACTGCGCCCGTAATCGTTGTTGATTTCGCTGGCTATGCCTCCGCCGTTGTTGCGACCGAAACCCCAGCCGTTGCCTCCCCAACCCATAAGGAAGAACAGGAAGATTACCCACATGAACCAACCTCCCTCGCCGCCAAAGCCGCCGTTGTTGCGGTTCATAGCGAGAAGCAAGTTTGGATCGAGACCGCTCTTCTGCATCAGCGGAGCAAGAAGCGACATCATTCCATTGTTGCCGTTCTCGCCGAAAACATAAGTTTTTGATTCCATATAATATTGATTTTAAGACGCTGGCAATATTGCCAGTGATGCAAATATCGCACGGAATCACTCGGTGTCAAAGAAGATGCTTGCTATGTGTTTGCGTAATGCTTGCAAGTTGTTTGCGTAGACTTTGTTTGTTGTTTTCCTGTTGTCAGCAGTCAGCAGATGACGCACATTGGATGGCGTCATTCCGAACATCTCGGCTATCCTACGCGGGTACAGACCGATGTCGTAAAGCGTCTGTATGACGAGCATTCTTGCGTCCACAACGTCAGCGTCGCGGCTCTCCGACAATATCCTGTCGCTCGGAATGTCGGATGCTTCTGAGGCGAATTTCACAGCCTCGGCAAAGATTTCGATTGTTTTCATTTGATTTTCCCTATTTAATTTCTTAACTTTGCCGAACCACAACATCCGCTTTATCTTTACAAGACACAAAACGTCCGTGCGATTCAGGCATAATTGGCTCCCGACACCGCACGGAACGTGTGTTGATAAATAGGATGTTGTGGTGATATTTTATTTAGTCGGGGGCTTTTTTTCTATTTCCGCATCTTCTTCACCGCCAACCAAATCACGACCGCCGACACAACGGCGATGAACGCACCGATGGCTATGCCGCCGATGTCCTGCTTCGTCTTTTCCCATCGAGAGAGTTTGCGCTCCACGGGGTAAGGTACGGCAATGCTGTCCGTCTTGCTCCGATAGATGGTGTCGCGCTGCACAACGTACCGCTCGCGCCACCGCCACGCAGTCACCTTGATTGTGTCACCGCTGCGCTCCACGACCACCGAGTCGCGCACATACACGGAATCGGTGCGAATCTTGTTCACGTAGCACGTATCGGTGCGCACAGACTCCACAGGTACATACTGCACCGACTTGCATCCGAGGCACATCACCGCAAGCACGGCAATCAGCACCCAGCCTATCACCACGCAGACATATCTGCATTTCTCGTCATCTCTCATATCTCAAAAACGTTTATGACAAAAGGAGCGGCGACTCCGACATTCGGAATCACCGCCCCAGCGTTTTTAAGCACATCTCCATTATGGAGTGTTCGGTTGCTGATTTATCAGAAGCAACGGTTTCAACATCTTTGTCATCGCTTTTCCTTGAAAAATCAGTCTGAGTATATCTACTGGCAAGGACATCATCCTTGCTTGCTCTGTATAGTCCAAATTGAATTCATCCTGCAACATATTTTCCGCATCCGCCAAATATGTCGGGCTGTCAAGCTCCACCTGTATAGGCTCGTTTGTGCGCCATCCTTTACGACTCAATTCTGTCATAAGCATTTTGTATCTGTTGCTGTCTATTTTCCCGAGAGTTTTCGCACGCACAACCAAAGACGACATTGATGTCAGCCACATTCGCTTCAGCAGGGGCAATGCCGATGGTTTCAAGTTCAGAAGAGCACTACCTATCTCCCTCTCTGGCATCAAAAATTCCGCCGCAAATTGATTGGCTTCTTTTTCCTTATCCCTCGCCTCAAGGACGATGAACATACTGTTGTGCATTATCAAATGTCCAAGCTCGTGGGCAAGAGAAAAGCGGATGCGGTCGTTCGGCATATTCTTGTTGACGACAACAATATGGTTCCCCTTGTCGGAGACAAGCGACACCCCGTCAAAATCCTTATACTCGCAATCCCAAAAATACACAAACACACCATTGCGTTCCAGAAGATTGCAGATGTTACGGATTGCGCCACATCCAATTCGGCACGTTCTGCGTGTCTGTCTTGCAGCCTCCTCCGGGCTTATTCCATTCTCCACATCAAGGTAATGAAAATTAAAAGGAGGAGCTTCAAACTCATCAAGAATGTTGTCGAACACATAAGCCGCAGTCGATACAAACCTATCTATTTTTGTCTTGTCCTTCTCTCCAATCTGATTTTTCTTGCGGTAGTGTTTGCTCTCGGGATTGTTGTTGATTTCTATATTGAGAAACTCGAAAGGAAATTCAAGAGCCTTCATTGCATTGCGCAATGCGGTTTCTGACAAAGAACCTCCTAATTTTTCAAACTTTGAAAGGTTGGATTGCGATAAGCCAGCAACTCGCTTTGCCAATTCTGTCTGCGACAATCCTCTGTATTCCCTTGCGAATGTCAATTGCTTATTTTCCATAACTAAATCGGTTTGATAAACAAAACGGCACACCACCAGTTATTGTCATTCTGCTTTCTTCTCTCTTTGTTTCCTTTTTGGCTTTACTTCGATATGTTCTACACTGTCCATATTCGGCAATGCAGAGGCAAAGTCCGATGGAACAATTTCCCAAACTGGCTCTTCGTCAAAATAGACGATTCTCGGATTTGTCAAATTACCGAACCTGTCTTTTGTATAGCCAAAAATCAATAAAGGTTCTCGCTTGGCGCTCTCTTCTCCATCAAACAACTCGCATTGACCTTGTGACAATATAGTGTTGCTCAGTCGAGTGCTTATATATGATGGTCGGCTCGATTTGCTTAGCTTCTTGATTATAAGCTGGCATTTATTACCATTACCAACATAGCGGAAAATGATTCTGCGGTATTTGCCGATAATAGTATTCTCTGGGAATGTAGCAATGAAGCTGTCTGTAATTTTCGCGTGTAACAGTGGCGAATCCAACCGTGTCCGAGCAAGTGGACTTGTCTGTTGAATTTCTACATTGTACTTGTCCAACGCTTCATCAAAGGCGCTGAATATCTGTACTGCATTCTGCCTAAGCAGTTCAACTGCATCCTCTTTCGAGAATGCTTGCCGTTTCGATAAATTTATCATATCTTGCATAAGATTAAAATTTTATTTGGCGGTGTGCCGAATTTATAAAAGTCTCATATTTAGCCGATATGGGACTTTTCTATGCAAAGATATATAATTTTATCGAAATATTGTATATAATTCCGCTAAAATTTTGTAGTTTTTTTCGGTGATTCCGTATGTCAAAGAGCGCGTTCCATTGTCTGGTTAATAAATCATTTCTTCCAAAGTCGTTTCACTTGCCTTCTGTTCTTGCCGTCAGCACGATAACTGACGTGTACCCACTGACCGCCGTTTTCCCACAGCAGTTGGTCGAAGTCAAGGTTCTCCTCAATCAGTTTAAAGACACGCGCGTTCTCCTCGCGGCTTCGCTGATTGATGTCGGCTGCCTGTCCTGTCTTGTGCTGTGAGCCAGCGACACCTCCGACAGCCTTGTTCAGCCGTGGACAGCGGTAGCCGCTGGAGATGTATATCGGCTTGCCGTACATCTCACGCAACGGGTCGAGAACCTTGTCTACAAGGACAGTCAAGTTCTTCACTGCTTCCGCTGTCGGTGTGTTGTCTATCTTATTCTTTGTGGCGGTGTCGCTCCGTGTCAGCTCTTTCAATGTAAAATATTTCATTTCTTTCGTTTTTTAGTGATTGTAATTGTTCCTTTCAGTGCTTCTCCAAGTTCCTTGCGCTTGTAGCCAACAAGACCGAGAACTATTTTGAAGAAGTTGATTTTCACTCCCTTGATTTCGCCCCAGTTGCTGATGATGCTGTCGAGTTCGCACAAGCACGCTATCGACATAAGCACCACGGCGATGACTATGGCGGAGCATCCGAGCGGTTCTCCGAGTGCCTTGCCGACCACCGCTCCGAGAATCACCACGCAAAGGTAGTCGGCTATCTTCATCATCGTTCTCCTCAACGCACGGCTTGCGCGGATGTCCACGTTGTTGGCGATGCTCTTATGCACTCCGAGCCATAAATCCACGACAATCAGCACTCCAGCGAGAAGCATCAGCCACCGCATATCCCACAGCAATGTGCTGATTTCGCCGATGAACACTCCCATACTTGCCGTGCCTATGCGTAGGCTATTATTCACTGCCGTTCCTGTCATTTTTTTCTTGTTTCATTTTGTGGTTTTCAATTATGTTCCTATCTTTGTTGTGTAACAACCTCTTTCGGGAGGTTTTTTTATAGCCCATTTTCACCATCTTCCACTTGCGGCAAATCGCCGTTAGGATGTTCCTTCAACCACTCCCTCGCTTCCGCCTTGCACTGCTCGCAGTAGGCGAAATAAGCGTCATATTCCGCTTTCTTCGTGTCTTTCTGTCGCAGTATGCCAAGTTCCTCGCTCAACGAGTACCGCCCACGGATAAGACTGTCTACCTTGTCCTCATACGCTTTGGTGTTGGTGGTTTGCGGTATCTCGTCCACCTCCTCGCACTGCTCTACTGACAAACCAATAGCAAGTCCACGTTTGAAATAGTTGTCTGTTCCTTTGATATGCACGTACTTTCCTTCCGTGCTGAAAATCTCATTGTTCTGTTTCTGTATCATAATTCTTGTTTTTTATGCTGATACTAATGTTATTACTCCGTTCTTTGCCTCCAGTGCAGCCACAATGTCCGCATCATCTTTCAGACGGGTATAGGCTGTGGGATGAAGTGTGATTGTTATGCTGCCCGCTGCCGCTCCGCTCGGTGGGTTGGCGTTAGTTATCATATATAGCACTGATTCCTTGCTAAGATTGGGCGATACAGCAAAGGTGTGCGACTTGTTGATTTTAGACATTCTTATCTCTTCGAGTAATGGGCATTTGCTGAACGGTTGCCCATAGGTGAAATTGAAATTATACGGATTCTTATCATTGTAACGCCAAATCCCAATCACTCTCCTTAACTTCGGCATATTATTTTGTGCTACAGCCTGTGTTGCGGCTACGTACATAACACGGGTGTCGTTCGATTGCTCTGCAATACAGAGGACTTCCACAGATGAACCGCCTATGCTGTTAGACAATGCGCTTATTAAATCTGCTCGATATAGACTTGGTAAATTTGTACGCATATTCGGAGGTAGTGTTAGCCATCCTGTATTATGTCCCGCAGTTCCAACATCTTTTTGCCATTGCGTGTATATCGCCCTCATTTCCTTCTCGGTAATGTCCGTCAGCCCATTCAGTTCGTAATAACCCGTCGCCTCGTTGTACTTCGCCCCAGCAGAGATGTACAGGTCACGAAGTGTGCCGCTGTTATCTTCTTGCGGCAGGTAGCAGAGGCGAGTACCCCTTGCTCTTGATAAGGTTTTTTGCGAAAGAGACTGATGACAGAATAAGCCTGCGCCTCCTTGCGAATCAGCACGACCACCGACACAGAATATAAAGTAAGTATCTCTTTCCGAGTTGTTAAAGTAATCTTTGAAAATTTGAGTAGACTTCGTGGAGAGTTTTGGAGAAATCACACCTTCGTTAAATATAATATCACTTATATAAGTAGACTTTTTGGGAGTTTCACCTTTATAATTTGCATCTCGATACAAATTACTAAAATCAGATGGGTTATCTGACGCCCAAACACCAAAAAGATTGTTTGAGGCAACACCTATACAGATTTTATCTAAGTGTCCGAACGGATTTTCAATACCGCGGTATCTTATCACATTAATCGTTAAGTTGTCGACTGAAGCAGACACCACTCCAGTGTTGTTGCCGAGGCTGTCTGTTGCTCCGCAGTTAAGTAAAGAACTATTGTTGTTTACGGTCGTCCACTCACTCCAAGACCGCATTGTTGTCGCTCCGCTTCCCAATCCACCTTGATGATAGCCGTCAGCGGTCAATTCAGCGTTATAAGTCTTTTGTGAATCAAGCGTAGCGTATTCCACCACGAACAGCCACGTCAGTTGGCAATGCACATCGTATACATACATATTCCACGCCAAATTGGGGAAGCGGTTGCGTGCAGAAGTTTGAAACGCCAATTGCGAAAGCGCGGTTCTTGGCTTGCCGAGCATTGTCTTTTCTGTGCCGTCATACTGCGTTTCTCCGTCTCCTCCACGATAATCCTCCGTAGTATTGACCACGCTCGCAAGCTTGTTCGTGCTTCGCTGCACAGTCGCCTCGTAAGCCGACACGTAACGCTTCTGATAATGCTTGAAACCTCCGATTGCCACAGGCGAGAGCAACACTCTGCGCATATCGCCGTCAATCTCAAACTTCATCCACATCTCTGGTATTTCTACCATCACTTGCCCCTTGGATCCGTCACGTGTGGCAGAAGTCCAATCATCTTGCGGAAGATATTTGTTCACTGTTCCGTTGTCGGCAAGCAGACAGCCACGCAACTGATGACAGGGCAGCGTGCGATGCAGTTCGGGAATGCCGATGCGCGTCACATCGGATGAAGTCTGATTCACGTTCCACTCCACACCATAGACGGGCAGTCCACGATGTACCAAGTCCTCCACATCCGATAACCTCTTTTCGTGGTCATCAAGCGTGGTCGTGTGCTGCGTCACCGTCTTGTCGGTCGCTGTCTGTTCGTCCTGCATATGCGCCACCGAGTCATTCAATTCATCAACGTCGTCAACATTCTTGTTCAGCCGAGCGAATAGCGTTCCGTTAGCATCTGGATTGTCCGCGGGAGTGCCTACGTTTTGAAGCCGCTCGTCAATCTCCTGTCCTGTCAAATTAATCTGATGATACTCCATATCTAAATATGTTCTGTCGTTAATAAAATCTTTCCGTTCGCGTCCTTCGGAATGCCGAGATGTTCATCGACAATCCGCTTCACGTCGTTCTCTGTAATCCCGCCGAAAAACACCTGTGCGTCAAGTGCGGCGGTCTGCAACTCAAAGTCCGTCGGCGGCTTGATGTCCGCCTCCTCCGTCGTCTCCACGATAGCGAATTGCGCAAGGCGCATTGAGCGCACATCCGTGTCAGTCACCTCCACCGCATACGTCCCGTTGCCGAGCAAGTCGGCGGCGATGTCAACGACAAGCACGTTCGTGTCCTGCACCGAGTGCGGCACATCGTAGGCAGCGGATGCCTTGCGGACACACACGCGGCATTGTTCCGTCGGTGTGTATTTCTCGGTCTTGCTCACACCGCCCTCTGTCGTTGTCAGTTCGAGCGGTATCAGCAACCGAAATCTGTTTCCTCTTACTATTCTAATCATACCATTCACACTATATTAAGTTTATCCATTTATTTCCGTCAGCCGTGACGCGGATGCCCTTGCCCGACACCTCCAAGCGGTATTGCTGATAAACCATCACACAAGCTTCAGCGGTCTGCTGTATGTACGTTCCGCCAGCGGTTGCGGCGCGGAATCCGTCCGCTGCGATTTCTACCATATCGGTCGGATATGTCACCAAGATGTTGCCGTTCGGCTCGATGCGGAACGATGTCGAAGTGATAGCGTTCCCGTTGCCCCAGAACCACACATTGGCAGTGATGGAGTGGATGCCCTCGGAGAGTGACACCGAGAGCGAATCAAGGGTGAGCGTCCCCGAAACAGACAAGTCGGTAGCGGCGGTTTCCTTGTCAAGCGCACCGACAACCTTGCCGTCAAGCAGCAGTTCGAGCCGTACACGGATGCGCCCTCCTGGGTATGCCAACGCGTCGGAGACAAGTTCCGACACACCGAGTCCTATTGTCGGCAGTTTCGCCACCGCTCTGTTGGCGGTCTTGAACACATAGCCGCTTGCTTCGGGCAACGCAATCTCCGCGTGGTAGTAGTCCCTGCTTTCGTCCACATTAATCTGTCCTGTGTACGGCTTCATTGCAACGTCGACCGACGAAGCCGAAGTGGTGAGATTGCCCCCCGATATGCGCATTCTCGGCTTTTCGTTCGCGTCAAGCAGCAATATGGTGCCGTTGTCAATGTCCACCGTGCCGAGACTTGTCTTCGCTTGCAGACGCTTTGCGACAATGCTGTCAGCGTCAATCATCTCAGCATTAATCTTGCCGTCGCTTCCGAAAATCCGCACACGTGTAGTGCCGTCGTTGCCGACAAACTCCGTAGTGTCCGCTTGCAGTACGATTCGCTTGTTCACGATGTCGATTCCCGTGCGTTCAAGCTTCAGTTCCTGAGCCTCGGAGTACGAAGTGTTGGGGACAAGACATACGCGGAAATCCGTCAGCGTCACCGTGGCGATGCTCTTGCTTGACAATACCACCGACAATGCTCCGACCGACAGCCACGATTCTTCGACCGTCAACACGATGTCTTTCTGCGTCGCCGACACTGATACACCTTTCTTCGTCTCGAACTCGGTGGTGTAGACCACCGATGTTCCGCAGACAATATCCATACGCACAGGCAGAGCGGCAAGAAGCGAGTCGCCAACCGTGGTGACGGAGAACGACAAGTACAACTGCTGCGTATGCGCCAAGCCGTCGGTAATGATACTTCCGACAATGTATTTTCCGCTCGCGTTGCCGAGCGACGGCTTGGCAACCGTCAACATCATTGTCTGCGGCAGTGTAGCGTAATTGCGTTTCGGCTGACCGAGCGCATAAACAGACATCTTGATTGCGTCGGAAGTCTGCTTTATCTCCGACGTGTAGCCGTTTGACGGCTTCCAATCATTGATATTGTACAGATAGTTCAGCTTGCCTTGATATGTGAATGCTTTGGCATTAGAAACGCAGCGGAGCAGTTCGTTCTTATACGTTCCGTCCGTAGCGTTCACCCACAGGTCCCCGACCTTGTACGGCTGGAACGAAGGCTTCTCTATGTACACCTTCGCCTTGCCGTTGATGATGTCGACAATGTTGTCACCGCTACGGCTGACGAAATCACCTGTAAACTTGTTCCCGTCTGGGGAGATAATCACAGGCGCATTGTCGTCCGAGAGCGCGAAAGTCTTGATGCCTTGATACATCTTGATAGACGGGCTTCCCACTCCGTATGACGATACCACGACCGCATTCTGACGCGCCTTGTCGGACTTGTTTCCCAAACAAACAATCGTGTCGCCCTTCATCGGAACGTCAGAGCCTTCAAGGCAGTCTGTGATTGACAAATCTATATAGTCAGTGCCGACACCGACCACAGCGCGCCAATAGTAGCGTCCGAGGGTCGTTCCATCGGCATTCTTCTTCGTGTTGAACTCGCGGCACAGAGCAAGGTCGCCCACCGCGAATTGATTGTATATCGTCCGCTCTCCGTCGGTCGTCTTGAAGTAGCAGCGGTAGACGTTCGTGTCCGTGGCTTTCGCCGTCAACTGCTCTCCGTCTTTGTCAAGCAAGTCCGCTCCGTCACTGCTGCGCAATCCTATCTGCGCTGGCACAGTCTCGACCCTGTAGCACTCAATGCCAGCAGGCGAGAGGATGTTCTCGCCGCCGACGTGGCTGACGTGCTTGATTTCCAATGACTCAAACACGGCACGCATCCGCACGAATATCTCGTCAATCTCCAAGTAGGAGCGTCCGTTTCGGTCTTTCATCAGCTCGAAGCCACGACCGAAAGACCCCTCCATAAAGCCAGCCGACTGCAAGCCTTTGGCGAACGTCAGCAAGCCAGCGACTTCATCATCGTCAACCGCATTGACGAACTGACGCAGCGCACGGAGTGCCGAGTAGGCGTTCAAGTCGGTGGCTGGTGTCACATTGTCGTAGGAGCGGATGAGATACACACCGCCGCTTTCCGATTCTCTGCGCTGTCCTTGTGCAGTCAGAGCCTCCACCGACTTCGACAACGTGCCTATGGTGGAGTAGCTGACCGCCTCGCCGATAGTGTACACTGGATTGTCGTAGGGAATATCCAAAGGTATTTCCCAGCCGATAACACGGCTTTTCCTCGGTGTGCGGAAGAATGCGGCGTTGACAAGACGCACACGCTGACCGACATCGAGCGTGAACCCGTCACGAGCCACGTCGCACATAATCGTGCAGTCGTATATCTGATTGTCGGTAGCCTGTTTCTTGATGTAGTCGACGGCGGTGGTGTAGAGTTTCTTCTCGGCATCGGCAACCATATCGCCCTCCGTCACAAGTTTGGCATCGAAGTTGATAAAAACAATCTTGTCGCCGACACTCGGCTTCAGCGTCTCATCAGGCAACTCACGTCCGTAGTCGGTATTGTAGACAAGCTCCCACCGCTGCGCGTCTTTGTTTACACTTCCGTCTGGGTGCTTCACTGCGTCGTTCGCTGGGTTGAATGTGACGTCGAATGTCATTCCCGACAGCAAGCCGCTTTGGAACATCATCTGAATCGTTTTCCCTTCAAGCAGATATTTGCGGTCAAAGATGAAGCCGTCAACCTTGCACCAATAGATAGGGATTTTCTTGACAACGTTTCCTTCGCTGTCTTTAATCGGCGCTTTACGATACACGAACACATCGGTAATCGTAGCGTCTTGCTTTGGATAAACATCGTCGAAGACGATCGTATTCTCCACGACTTCCTCGGAAGGCATCTCCGTGTTTGTGTCGGCGGTATATGCGCTGTCCGTGATGTACACGCGGTTGCCCTCCGTGTCATACTTGTACAGGTCTATGTAGTCCGTGCCTTTCGGCAGCATCAGCCTGTCGGTGACTACACCGAGAGCGACACTCTCGCCTCGGTCGTTCTTGCGGTAGTTGCGCAGATTCTTGTCAGAGCCGTAGACGTAGAACCTTGTGGCGAAGTCGGCTGAAGACTTGGCGTTGCCCATATCGCTCACATTGTCACCGAGTGTCAAGTCTACGGATTCCGTTTCCTCGCCGAATTGACATTTTCCGAAGTAGATGATGTTCCCGACAATCCACCACTCGACATCAAAAGCGTCGGCAATCAATGTCAGTGCGTCGTATATGCTTGTATTGTCGTAGGTCACAAGCACGCTTTTGCTCGCCGTGTCTTCATCGACTCCGTGCAACTGCACTCGGTAGTCCATTCCCAAGCAATCAAGGTTGTCGATGATTGCCGCTTCCGCCTGTGTGATGATGTCGGCTGTGAGATTCCACGACGATTCCTTGCGGTAACGCTTCTCCACGTTGCCTACATTCTGTTTGTAGACAAGCATCGAGATTTTGTTTTTCCACGCGCAGTGCGGTGCCTCGAATTTCAATTCGTACTCATAACCGCCTGTCGTCTTGCTGATGTTCGGCTTCTGGTCGGAGACAATGACAAAGCGTCCGAAGTCGGTATTGATGTAGTCTCCGATTGCGATGTATAGCGGCTCGGCGACCACGAATTTCAGCGTCACATAGTCATCGCCCATGAGCGCGAACCGCCGCACAGAACCGCTGCCCACGACCACCGTCGCGCGCTCCTTGCCTGTGCTGTCATAAATCGTTGTCATATTGCGAATATCTTAAATAATCCGCAAACAATCACGGCTTTTCACGGTCGGTGTCAAACAAAGCGCCGTTATGTTTAGACAATTCCTCACAAGCGGCGGAATAGAGGCGGTCTATGTCTTCGTGGAAGTCCGGATAATACAGATATTCCACTACAAGATTCCGCATATAATTGGATATTGAGCATCCGGATGCAAGGTCGGGGAATATCTGTTTCAATTTCGCCCTCATCCCTTTAGGCATACGGCATCCGGTGAGCGTCCGCATCGAAAACAAGCACAACGCAAGAAACACGAACTTCTTGCGGAACATTATGGCGTCACGCTCTGTAGCGTTGGCTTCGTACCATTTGTACAGTTTTGGGATGAGTCTGCAATCGTTTACAAGCGGGCTTACCAAGTCCGCTTCTTCCACATCCAACGCCCTCCGCATCTCCGCTATTTCTCTCAGCCGGATAAGCGGAATCTTGCCTCCTCCCATCATCTGTTCATCGGATTTGGTTCGACAAACTTAGCGGTGATGGTGGCGAACGTGCGCATCCTGTTCATAGCGTAAGAGGCATTCTTTCCTGTGTACACAAGTCGATACGTATTCCCATTGAGAGAAGGCACACGTATTTCCACCGTGCCACCCTGGAGGACGGAAAGGAATCCGTCCCTGTTGCGGATGAAGTCATTCCTGTCGGTGCCGGAAACGGTGAAGGAAAGGGACACGTCCCGTGAGTCTATCCTCGGCGAAACGATTACCCTTTGACCATTTTCCGTGCGGCTTCCGCTTGTTATGTAGTCTTTCAAAGGCGGAGGTGTTTCAAGGTTGTCGAGAAACTTGCTGCCCATGCAGACTTTCCACGTCTTGTAGGCATCCTTGCCATTAATGATTAAATCGTTTTCCATAATACATAGTTTGATACGAAGGTAATAATATTCAATGACTTAACAAAATCGAAACGGATTATTTATGTATCTATTTCTCGTAGTTGAACAAATCTACAGGTTCAAGGCGTCTGTAATATTCCTCCACCTGATGCTCGGGAACAAACAATTTTTCCGTGACGTGGTGGTTGGATGTTGATGACAAAGAAGATATGTGCAGTCTTCCGAACACCTCGCAGAATCCTTCCGGCATAGAGTATTCGGATATTACCACAAGTTCCGTTTGCTGTTTTGCCCACTCATAGAACTCATTGTGGTTGAAGTCAGACGAATATCCATCGGTGTCACGATAGGGAATGTCGCAATAAACCACGCTGTTTTCGGGGATTCGGACTTCTCTGTAATCTTTATAGGTCGGTTTGATTGTGTTGATTCGGTCACGAAACTCCATCTGTGAATTAATGCGGTTCAACCTCTGAAAGTTGTCAAGGCTCTGAAAGTTGTCAAGGCTCTGAAAGTTGTCAAGGCTCTGAAGGTTGTCAAGGCTGTAATTCAGTTTCTGCAACGCATAGACCTCCGCATGTGGCTTCAGCGGCATCCATTCGCGCATCTTGTTGTAGTTTTCTTCGGTTGGGAATTGCCACTGCGAATAGCCGAAATAGTGGCCAGCCATATTGTTTCCCAACCGGCGATCTACCTCTGCCTGTGACAGTCCACTCTCTTTTAAGGCAACACAGAGATACTGCCTCAGCTCGTCACTCGTCAGCTTTATCTGTTCCTTGATTCGCGTCATCACATACTGTAATGGCATCCGGTCGCCGCGTTGCGCAAGATACCATCTGATATAGGCGGCTTTGTACTCGTCTTTGTGTGCAATGATGTCGGTTCTTGTGCCATCGGTATTGACCCCCATCGCTCTGAAGACAGAAAGGTCGTTGTACACGCGCGCCCAATGCAATGCCCGTTTCCACGGCTCGATTTCTTTCGAGTACAGGTAATCGCGAAGGTTGTTTCCGAAACTCCAACACACCGCGATGTATGGGTCGGTTTCTTTCAGTCTGAAGAAATCTTCGCGACTAATCCACCGGACTTCATCCTTGTATACGCCGTTGGCGGCGCCGAGGAAAAGACGCAGACCGCGCCCATCAAGGTCATTGGCATAGATATTCTTCCACTTGCCACTGAGAAGGGCGGCATGCGTCATCGCACATCCACCGCAAAAAAGGTCTACAAAATTTGATGCAGACGGAAGACGTTCTATCAGACTTTCCGCAATCCTATTCTTGCTACCTTTATAAGGTACGCCAAAACTTGTTTTCTTCATCTATCTCAAATTATCGTTTACTCGTTCGAACCGCTTGCACGCAGGGCGCATCTGTGACGCGTTGTAAGAAGGCCACTTGCAATGTCCCTTTGCGGCAACCTCATATCTGTAGTTGGTGCACACTCCACAGCAACAGAACTTGTCTGCCTGTGCCACGCTGATGCTCTTCAGCTCTCTAATGGCAGCGTCGATGCAAGCCTCCAATGCCGCCCGCTTGCGTTTGTTCACTTCGTTCACCTGCGCTGCCACGCTCTTCTCCTCGATGGCGATGCACGCTTTTTGTATAGCCACGAGATTGTTTATGCTTGGAGGGGTAATCTTCAACGGCACTTCCGCACACGCGGCTGCAAGACGTTCTGTGTATTCCTCGGCAAACTCAATCGCCATAAGCGAGAGAAACCGCACCACCTCACTCTGTGCGTTTATGTCGGAATCGTCGACATCATAATTGAGCGAGCGGATAAATTCCTCCACGTTAAGACGGAGCAACGAGAACACCTTCTTCGTGTCCTCGAAGAAGCGGTATTCGAGGAACTGCATCAATTGCAGTTCAGCTCCGTACATTCCTCCTGTCAACTCCTTGTTGAGCGCACGGATGGCGTTGCCGAGGTCGCAACTGACACGCTTGTAGATAAGTTCTCCTTTGTCGTTGGTTTTGAAGTTGAAGCACAGATATCGGAGCCGTTCCGCCTCACGGATCGTGAGCAGTGCGATGAACAATGGTTTAAGCACGAGGTTTCTCACCTCGCAAGGTTGGAGCGGTTTTGGTGGCAGCTCCGAAGCCACAGCAGTGCGTCTTGCGGTCGCTGCCGTCAGTCTGATGGGAAATAGTATCATTGGGAAAAAGAAAGGGAGGAAACCGATGCTTCCTCCCTGTTGTCCTCTGGGGTTAAAGTTTTTTTATCTACGATAGTAGAAATTAGTTCGTTTCAATCCACAGCCTTTCGGCTGACAAAGTTTTGAATCGATTTTCGTTTAAATCCACAGCCCCATTAGGGGCTGACTCCCTTCGGACACCACAAAGATAGTGCAGAGAGTCTCGTAAACAAAAAACTTTAACCCAATTAACAGAGGGAGGTTAATAATGTTAAATGTTATTCTTTAAGTTTTTTAATGTTCAATCTGATTCCGTTGACGACACAGAACTCGCACATACTAAGTGCAGCGGTCATAAGGTCTTTGCCCTGTGGCAAAACGCCTGTTATTCCAATCCAACCCCAATTCAGCATCCATATTTTATTATAATATCTCGATATTATTAAATCACCATTTAAACATCCACCATTTATAGGTTCGAAACAATGTTTATTGGTTTGGGCATTGTCTGAAAATGCTTTTTTCTGGACTGCATTATCGACATCGGGAATTAGATTCAGTACATTCTCCAACGTGCAGTATTCTTCTTTTAAGTCTATATTGCAGTAAGTCCGCAAATAGGCTCTCACTTCTTCTTTTGTCATAATGTTAAATAAAATCGTAAATGGCAATATCGCCTTGTGGGTTCTGCTTGTTCTTCTTGTTGCGCCTCCACGCATAGGCGAACGGCATAAACTTCTCGTACCACCGTGCGTCCTCCATCATGGAGCCTACGTACTGGGTAAGGTTCGGCTTGTAGTATAACTCCGCAATCTGCGCCCAGTCGCCCTTGCGGTTGCCGCCGAAGAGGTGCATCATGCTGTGATTACTCCACTCTCGACAGAACTCCTTGAAGTAGAAAACGTTATGGTTTTGTTTGTTTGGGTCTTCGAGAATCAGACGCACAAAGGCACGTTGTCTATAGCGGAGTATCAGTCTGTCCAACTTCACCAAGACATCGATAGGCTTGACCTCGTGCGTACACTCATAGAGTCCGTGAGCGAAGTAAGGTTCGCCCTGCTTGGTGAAGCGGATGCGCAAGTCGAAGCATCGTGCGCCATCGTACCACTGTTCCTCGATTGTCTTGCGCTGACACCGAGCGAACGGAATCATAAACCATCCATACCACTTCTGCGGTCGGAGATAAGTCATTGAATTGTGTGTGCCGATTATCGGCGTTCCTTGTTTCTGTTCCATTTTCTTTAATCAATTTTTAATTCAAACAACAATTCCTCTTGTCGAGCAACTGACGGACTCACCTGCATTATAATCATCTCTATGTCTTTTCCTATCTGAAAATATAAGCGTTGTCGCTCTGCGCCTCTATTCAGCAACAAAACTCTTCCGCCTGTCGCTTTTGCCAACTCGCACAAGAGAAGCAGATATTTCGGCTTGACGATTGCGTCGGCAATCTTAACCATGCCTTTTCGCTCAGTAATACTGTATCCGCCACATATTGGACATTCTCCTGAAATCTGATAATCTTTTCCAAGTCTATCAGTGTATGTACACCAGACCCTTCCAATACCTCCACACTCTTCACAAACGGTGAAAAGGTCTCCCCAATAGGTGTAGTTTTTGCTCTTCAGTTTTTCTTGCAAAAGTCCAATATCCACCAAGCAGTTGCAAGTCTTAGAGGGAAAACAGTGATCAATATCAAGTTGCTTGGTTAGTGGCGAGTAGCCGCCGTTGTTTCCTTGCTTCTTAACTCGTATCAACGAATATCCGTCCGTTGCGACAATCCATTCGCCATAGACAAACGGTTTCTTGAAATATTCGCGAAATTCAGAAGCTTCGGTTGCGAGCGTCATCAGCACTCTCTTAATCTCTTTTTTCATACATTCGTCATATTAATTCGTTCTCGATACAAAATTCCGCCATCTTGATTGCCGCCTCTGTAAAGCTGGTATCTTGTGGCTTGCGACCGTTGATTACCTCCTTGTCGAAGTCGAACACCCATCGTCCATACTGCACAGATATGGTCAAATGTCCAGAGATGTTCGGATAGTCTCCGTCGCTGTCCAAGCATTCTTCATATTCTTCGTTCGGGTTGACAACCCGAATCCATTTTGTCTGCGGCACTCTGTCCACACGCAAAGGCAGACAATCCAAAAGGTTCTGCAACGTCCATTCCTTGCCAAGATTAATGCCAAGACTTACCAGCTTCTTAATTTGCTTTGTCGTAAAATCATTATTGCCTTGAATAAATTCGAGGAAGTCAGCGGCAAGGTAGAACAGAAGTCTTTCTCGGCTTCTGTTCGCCAAGTTGTTGACTACGTATCTTGCAAAGTCCTCTTTGTCCATCCGTGACAGGTCGCTGAACGCCTTAAAAATATCCATTCCAGTTTCGTTTGTCATAATTTCAATGTTTTTTAAATATCATTTTTCTCTTCCTTTTTGATAAATTCTAAATAGTTGAGAGGAATGGATTTGCACCATTGACCTGCTGTCGAGGGGATTGAGCCGACAACTCCGCACCTCTTATTGGTTGTCATCATGTGTGCCGCTGTTCCTTGCTGCCGCTCTACTGCCTGAGCTACCTCTCAATGTGGCAAGCACCACCACTTGGTTTTGCGTATGATGCCTACCGTGCTTAACTAACTCATACTTATTTTATCGAATATCATAAATTCATTCTCCTTATCTCGTTAATTTTATTAACAACTTCGCCGACTGAATTGTCGGTTGAAAACTTGTGGATAAGCGTGCAGCCATTTGCAATGTACAACGATCCGTCAATAAGTCTGACGGACAGGCTCGCGCACACTTCTTCATTTCTTCTCTGCGCCCTCCTCCTCTGCTGGCGGAGGAGCCACATTCTGTATTGCTTTATCATTGGTTTAGTTTTTATAAAAAGACCTCATTATAAAGGTCGACAAATTGTTTCCCGAATTGCTCGGCACGCTCGGATGTCTTGAAACAAAGGCGAGAACCTAAATACGCAAACAAATTCGTAGGCGTGTAAATCGTATCCACGCACACGAACCTCGCAGTATCCTCGTCATACTTGAACCACGGAAACCACTTGTCTTGTTTCCAATCCGAATAATTTGGTACAAACTCATCTTCCTTGTTCCATGCCTGTGCGATGGTGAACAACTTGTTCAAGGCAACCAGGGCCTTGATATGTTTGGGGTTGATGTCGGTCACAAGTCTTGCAACATCTTCAAGAAGGGCAAGTCTTGCAGCTTCTTCAAGATGGGCAACTTTTTCAGAATGTTTTCTCTTTACAACGTAGAAGTCAACATTCGGCTTGCCACCAAGGATTTTTCTTGCGCTCTCAAAGTCTGTGATTACTTCGTTTGCTTGCGGGCATTCAACTTCTTCAAGGACAAAATCAAATGGAGACAGATAATTGTCAACGTCCCAATTTTCGTTGTGGTAGCTGAGGTATCTCATCAACTCTCTTCCAGCTTCTTCACGTGATTCGTGGACGGCTTGCATAACAGTCTGCTCGCTTCCATCCGCGTTTTTTATAATGTACTTTTTCATTTTTTTATTGATTTAAAAATTCTAAAAGTTCTTCCGCTTGGCTGAGGGCGAAGTCGGAGTCTGAGCCTTCGTCGTATTCCTTGACAGTCACCCATCCGTACCATTTTCTCACCTGCACCGCATAGGTGGTGATGCTTGACTGCACGATTGGAATGCGGTCGCTGTGCGTGAAGCACGCATAGATTCTCGGTCGTATTCTGTACCTCATTCCTCACCTCCTTTCGGTTTTTTGCGCGCTTCAGCGTCAGCGGATATAACTGCATTTATCTTGTCACGCTCTTTTGCTGCAATATGGTTGTGAGCATAGAGGCGAGCAGCCACATATATGTTGTGACCGAGTCCTTTGTCTTTGAGCATCATCAAATAGATGAGACGCGCTATAGCGTATGATGTCCCCGCAGCATGAGCCCACATCTCGTCCTCTTTATTATTTGCCAAGATTACCACTGCTGTACGATTCTTCTTGTCTTCATTAAGCCAATATTTACTACAGTTGATGATTTTTTCTGCTTCTTTCATTGTCTTTTAAATTTTTTATTAGAGTTAAATAAACTTTATTCCTCGCCTCCTTTCTTCAGTTCAGCGATTAGAGCGTCAGCGATCATGACTGCATCTTTTACTCCACGTTCGAGACCCTTGCCGTAATATTCAAGAATCGTGTGCGGTAATATATCCTTTGCTATCTCATATCTGCGCTGCTCCCAGTCTGGAGTGCGCAATGTCTTGGCGATACTCACCACCGCCTCCGCTTGTCTTTGTTCTAAAACATTCATTGTCTTTTAGTTTTGTTAGATTATGTCAAAAATGTCCAGTTGTCTTGGTTCTGTCACTCGTCCGGAGGGGAAGAACAATTGCTCGAAGATATGTTCCATACAGGCGACCACAATTGAGTTGCCTGCGAGCTTGTATTGCTGGGACTCCGAGATGTACATCGGCTTCCCGTTCTTTCTGTGACCCTTGACGTAGTTTTTGATCTTGTTGTAGTCCTCATCTGAGACATCCATCAGGCGGAAACACTCGCGCGGAGTAAGTCTGCGGATGCGATATGGGAACGTGTCGCCGTAGACGTTGTTAGGTCTGGCGGACGTGAGGGTTGACCCCACGGATTCGGCGAACTCGGTTTGTAGTTCTGCGACACCGCTTTTCGCTTTGTCCTGCCTATAAGGTCGCAGATTGTTGTCCTTATCCACCGACACACCGCAAGGCTGACGGCGAACCTCCTCCGCTACTCGGCGAACCTCCTCCGTCTTCGGCTCCAGGGCTGCGTTTTCCTCGCCCGTGAGGAGAGTGCCGATGATGTCGCCCTTGTTGCCCTGTACTCTCCCTCGGCGAGTACGGGATGACGGCTGGGAGATGTTGACCGCACCGTACTCCTCCACCTCCGCAAAGCCTTCCCTTGTGTTGGCTTTGATGCGCAAAGGTTCAAGCAGCATATTGTCCTTCTGTACGCTTGTGATGGTGTTGGACACACCGTCTGTTCTTGGTTTCATCTGTTGCATATATTTCCTTTGTATGTTAATTCTGTGATTCTCATAATCCTTTCTCAGAAGTTTGGCTTCTTCGGTGCGCTTGGGAGTCAATACGTTAGGCTCTCTTCCTCTGCTCGCCACCACGAACGGCTCGGCGATAGAGACGGTCTCTCCGTGGTTGTTCATAACTGTTGGAGATACCCCCCCCACGTTATAAACCTTACCGCAAGCGTGGTTGCTCGGATACTTGTTCATCTCAACAATCGGCTTTGGCTCCAACACATACTGAGCAGTGTTGCCCCTTGTCCCTGTGCTGCAATGGATGGTGTTCGCTACCTCTTTCGTGTGGTAGTTCTCAATCTTTCCTTTCTTGTCGCGTGAGTAACTCTCAATCTTAGGTTCTTCTTTCATCTCGATTATTTTAGGAATCACCCCCCCCTCGGTGTACTCAAACTTGTGGTTGGTGGTGGTTTCGGCGTTCCATTTCAGCCGCCCCAATATCACGTCAGTCTTAAGATAGTATCTATCCTCGACACTCTCACCGTCGTGGTATGTAACAAGTACGTCACGGAGCCGCCGCTCCAACGGGAACGGCTGAGGAAAATCATACTTGATGCCGCTCGGGAACAACTGTGGGAACTTGGCGGACGCATCCTTGCGGATGCTTAACGCGAATACCCTCACACGGTTCTGCGGAACACCGAAATCTTTGGCGTTTATCTTCTTCCAGTATGTCTTGTAGCCTTGCTCGTCAAGGTAGTCAATCCACCGCTGAAAGTCGGGCATAAACTTCTTAGACACCAACGCCGCCACGTTCTCGAGTAAAAGGAATGACGGACGCTTCGTCTCTATCGCCCTCCTGCACTCCCATAGCAATGAGGAGCGCGAACCACTGCCTTCCTGCAAGCCTCGCTGAAGTCCGGCATTGCTGATGTCCTGACAAGGGAAGCTGTAGGTGAACAAGTCGAAGTCAGACACTCGCTCCCAATCGACCTTGCTTATGTCACCGTGGTTGCATTCGGCATATTCGGGGAACACGGCATTGTGGGCGGCTATTGCGTCATTGTCAATCTCGCTCCATCCGACAAGCTGGAAATTCGCACCGCCAGCGTGGCGCCGTGAGACTCGGCGCATAGCCATCATCTGCGAGCCGTATCCAGCGAAAGCCTCGAATACTTTTATCTTCATCTGTTTCTGACGATTTTAATTGTTCTTGGATCGATTCTGACAATTCGCCCTCCCTCGTCACGCTTGCGCAGGACAGGAAGCAACTCAAGAGCCTTGCGGCGGCTCAATCTCAAGTCAGCCTTTGAGTTCTCTATAACATCGTAGTTCATAATCAGTACAGTTTGTTGAGTTCGTAAGCCTTGATTATTCTTCTCACATCCCTCTGCGTCATTAGGTAAATATTGGCGATGACACTGACGGGGGTGGAAAGCATATACGCCTTGTAGACCTCCTTGTGCAGAGGGAATCGGATGTCAAGCACCTCCACAATCATTTTCTGTTTGGGGGAGTAGTGAGCTATGGCGTCGCGAAAAAAATAGTCCACCGCCTCACTCTTGGCCTTGAAAGCCATTGCCTCTTCCTCCGGAGTGTAGTAGTTTTCGTTCCTCATACCGCAGCAGTAATTTCGCCTGACGCTGAAGGTTGATTAAGCGAAGGTTGTTCTTGTCGTGGGGAATCTCCACGACCGCCCTCGCACACCGCATCAGCAGTCTGTAGTTGTTTGTTGAGATAGTCTTCATACGCTCTTGCCTGTCCTTGCAGGTCGTTGATGGTGTGCAGGCATCGGATGATGTCGTTGAGTTCCCCTTCGTCGAGATGCGCCCAGTCGTTGGCTATCGGTCTGAGAGCCGCTTCCGCCACGAGCAGCGCAGTGAGGAACCTGCTGTTCACACGTTTGTCTTTTTGAATCTGTTCTTTCATTTCTTTGGTTAAAATGGTAGTTGTTCACGATTTGCCGTCACCATCGTAGCCGTTGGCATATCGGTAAGGTCGGAGAATCTTGTGTATTGCTTCTCGTAGGCGGCAATGAATGATGTCGTACCCGTATTTCTGCCTTTAGCCACGATGATCTCCGCAGTGCCGTGGGTGCTGACGTTGGCGAACCTGTCCTTGTAGGCAAGGTTCTTACCCTCCGTCTTGTAGTACTCGGGGCGGTAGACGAATATCACGTTGTCGGCATTCGACTCAATCTCACCGGAGCCACGCAGACGGGCGAGGGAAGGGTAGGGGTTCATGCGGTCGCGGCTGAGTTGGGAGAGCAGAATGATGCTCACGTCAATCTCACCGGCGAGCCGCTTCAGCGTGGCGCAGATGTCGCCAATCTCCTGCACACGGTTGTCAATCTTGCCCATAGAGATGAGCTGGAGGTAGTCGATGACAAAGAGTTTAGCCTTCTTGCGGTAGGCAAGCTGACGTATCCAGGCGCATATCTTCGCCACGCTCTGCGCCTTTCTGTTGAACCACATAGGCAGCGTTCCCGTCCTCTCCACTGCGGCGCCCACGCGGTTGTAATCGTCCGCTCCGAGCCGCTTGTAGAGAATGTCCGAGGAAGACACCTGCGCATCGCCCGACACCATACGTGCCGCAAGCTGCATCACCGACATCTCCAGCGTCACCACCCCCACACCGACACCCGCGGTGGCGGCATTAAGGGCGAACGTCAGCGCAAGGGAAGTCTTGCCCATAGATGTCTCGCCGGCGATAATTGTCAGGTCTGTTGTGTGCAGTCCTCCGCGCTCGTCTATCCCTTTAAGTCCCACGGGGATTTCCGGTGCGTTGTGCATCCGTGACTGATTGTCGAACACGTTGCGCATCACCTCGTTGCAAGCATCCTCAGCCGTCACCATTTCCGTGGTGTTCGACACAAGGCAGTTGGCAATCTCCGAGTTGAGCCGCTGGAGGGTCGTCTCAGAAGGTTCGAGCGGTTGCATAAGTTTCTGCTGCGCCTCCATAATCGCGGCAAGCGTGCGCCTCCTCACAAGCAAGTCTGTCAACAGTTCGTCCGTCCCGATGGCGGAAGTCACGGGACGAGCACACTGCTCGGAGAATGCGAGGAATGCCGCCTTGTCCACCGTTATCAGCCGTGCCGTCACCGCCATCATATCGGCATCGCCTCCGTTGTTGCGGATGTACAGCATCGCCTCCCATATCGTGCGGTTCTCCGGAACGGTGAACACCTCGGGGTCAAGGACATCGGCAAGGCGGTAGAACTCACCGCTGTTGGTGACGCAGGCACTAAGCAGATTGGCTTCCGCTTCCGGATTGCACAGGCTGTTCATTCTCTGGTGGTTTATATGATTCCTTGAAGTTCTTCATTCTCTCAAAAATCTCCTCCTCGAAGCGCGGAATGCCGATGAAGAAAGGCTTGCCGTTGCCGACGTCCTGCATATAGTGCCGACCGAAAGCGGCGAAAATCTCATCATCGTAGCCGAGGTCGTCTATGTGCGGAGCCATAAGGTCGTAGAGGAATTCGTTCCACGCCGGCGGCTGGGCAAGTTCTCCGTTAGCTCTACGGATGTTTAGCAGCGAATCAGCGTGTCTCTTCGCGTCTTGGATGGTCTTGTAGTCCTGACCTCGCTCAATCCAGCCACGCTTGATGGTGTGAATCTGCACGGCAAGTCTGTCACGGGGTAGGTTGTACTTGTAGCACATAGCCTCCACCCACATATCCTCGCCCATCAAGATGTCCTCAATCTCCGACACTGGAATGATCTCCGTTGCTGTCGGCGATGTCGGTTTTTCTCTTTCTTTTGCTACGACGTAGTCGTAGTTTTCTTTCTCTTCAGGGGCTTTTTCTTCTTGGGTAGTAGGGGGTGTGGGGGAAGAAGGGGTTTCTTCTTTTTCGGGAAAACCTTCAGAAACCATAGGTTTTTGCTCTTGTAACCTATGGTTTTCGGTATCATAACCTATGGTTTTGGGAGGTTTTTGCTCTTGTAACCTATGGTTTTGGGAGGTTTTTTTCGGTCTTCCGCCCTTGCTTCCTCCTTCTCTCCGTTGTCTGTCCGCCTCGATTGTTGCCGACAGCAGTCCGACAATAAGTTTGCCGACCGCATCGTCCTCGGCAGGCATAATTCCTCTAAGCGCATAGTTGAGCAATGCTTTCAGCGCGTCTGTCTGTGCCTCCTGAGGAAGCGTTTCTATTGTGTCGAGCCATGACTCGTGGAAGGTGAATCTATTGTTTGCCATTCTTCTATTTGATTTTGGCTGCATAGTCGTTTAGCAGCCTGTGGTAACTGATTCTGTCGGTGGTGACCAGATGTCTGATTGCCTTCAGCGTTTCCTCGTACACCGCACGGTGGATTTCGATGAACGGCACGAGGTGCGGTGGGTTGGAGCCCTCCTGCATCCTCTGAATCATATCATACAGTTTCTCTTCGTCAATCATATCTTGTATATTATTGGAAGGTTCGCTGATGTCCACGCAAGAAGCATAGCGTCACGCTCCTCCTGGTTGCTCCGCTTGGCGGTATAGCCGGTTATGGCGCATATCTCCTCGTGGGTGATTTTGCGGTCTTTGCCCTTCCAGATTTTGCGCAGGGGCGGTTGAAGCCGAACATCAAGGCTGAAGTGCCGCGCTATGTCGGCAATGTCGATGCCTATCTGATGGTTGCGCCCCACGTGGTAGCCTTTCTTCGCCGCCACCGCCTTGCTGTCGGAAGGCAGTGAATGGAAGTTGTGGGCAGTGGCCCACGAAGCCTCCACCACCACAGCGACCGTCAACGTGGGATATTCGTTGCGCACTCTGCGGAGGTAGTCCATCAGCGCAGGAAGCGTCATTGTGGTTGCGTCAATTCTCTTTGTTCCTCTGATGAGTGTTGCGACACCGCTTGCCTCCACGTCCGGGTCGATGCCGATGATAATGTCGTGGTTAGTCATAGATACTCCTTTCTTCTGTTGATTTCAATCTCAGCCTGTCTAATCATATACTCTTCCTCTGGAGTGGGGATGTACCAACCTTCGGTGGCCGCCCAGTTGCGGAAGCGTTCTATTGCCGTTGTCATATCCTCCGTAGACAAGTCTCTGCTTGATTTCAGCGTCCTCACGTTCTGTTGCAGACGGGTGTCGTAACGTCCGGTGACGAACAAATCTGCATTGCAATGCGCCTTGAAGTAATACCGCTTCACGTAGTCCATCGTGTTGCCCGTCTCCATTGCCACAATGCCGATACAGACGTGCAGGTAGCGGTTCTGTGGGTCGCTACGCTGCTTTCTCTCGGTCAGTTCAACCGAGGGCGAGTGCTTGTCAATCAACGACTGCAAGCGTGTCTTGGCACGCTCACAATCGTAGGGATTGGAAAGGTCGAACAACATAGTCCGTTAGAATGGAAGATCGTCGGAGGAGGCAGACGGAGCCGCCTCAATCTGTTCCGTGGTCGGCTGGCTTGGCATAGGCTTCAGCTCCGAGAAGTCGCCGATGTAATAATTCTCGCCCTCCACCTGCTGGTCTTTCGGTACGCTTACTCTCATAGAATGGGTGTATGTGCGCTCGCCGAAGGTGGAGGGCGTCTTGCGTTCCCACAGACCGACATTGAGGAATATGTGTTCTGTGCCGTCCTTGCACATTACTTTTTTGAAAAATCTCTTTGGGACTTTGGTTAAGTCGATTGATCCAGTGTAGTTGCTCATAATGCTGTGATTCTTATTGATGGTTTTACTTTTGTTGTCTTGATGTACTCTCTATAGTCTTCAGGATGTTCCTCCTTGAATCTCTTGGAGTCGAATGTTTCTTTGGTGGAAGGCTCAATGTAGGTAAGCCGCATATTGTCGGTTTCCCACTTCTTCACTCCAGCCTTCTCCATCTCGCCCTTCATTCTCTCGGAGAACGTCTTCACCTGCTCCTCTATCTCTTTCTTCTTTGCGAGCAGGTCAAGAATCTGCATCTCCATCGCCTTGTAGCGGTCGGGTAGAGTGTTGACGCTCGGGAGTGGGTTGACGAATTGCCGACCTTCCACCTCGGCGGCGAGGAGAGCGTCAATCACGCTGTCAGGAATGCGCTGTACCTCCGTTATTTTAGCCTTGTTCCCACGAAGCCAGATGGCAAGCAGACCGACAACCTTACAGCCTGGGTTCTGCCGCTCGAAGAATGTGGCGTAGATGGACAGTTGCCAACGTACCTTGTCCTCGTTGAGATTGCGCACGGTCTTGATGTCGCCAAGGATATACTCCGTTTCGGAGACTTTGAACACCTTGTCGATAGGAGACGCAAAGTGCTCGTTGTCGCTGACAACGTACTCGGATTCACACGGAACGTAGCCGCCCTCTTTGATTAGCCGTTGGTAATTGACCACTTCTGGAATATCCTCGAAAGTAGTGCCGAAGTCGTCGCAGAACTCCACTTGTGCGTGGATTGCACTGCCACGCTCGGCTGCGGCCTTCAGCGTCTCTTCGTCAACCCCGGCATATTCATCGGGAAACAATTGCCGTTGGAGCATCCCAGTGATGCCCTGCAACGCCCTCCCGTCGGGCGCGGTATAGGTATGCCCGACGGGGTCAAATACAATTTCAGAATATCTCAACATATTAGCCTTGTTTTAGTTGTTGTTTTCTTTGGGAACAAGCGGTGATTACCGCTTCGTCCTTGCCGAAGTAATAAGAGTTCTTCTTATATATCGCAACGACTTCCTCCTCGGTCTGTGCGGCATACACCGCCGCTATTACTGCCGCCTTGTCAGGAGCAGGAATAGCGGGTGCTGGAGCAGTCGCCTTTGCCTTGCCTGAGCCCTTCGAGGTTGCCGTGTACTCCTTGCCGTTGTTCAAAGTGTCGGCATCCTTTGTGTCGTCGATAGCAAGCAAGCCGTTGAGCGCGTATTTTCGTGCATAGGAGGATGCGGCACCCGTCACTTGGCTGCCGTCCATTCCTTTTTTTGTCGCTTCCTCACGGGCGAAAGCCTGGTTGGATAGCGACCGTTCTCCGTCAGTCAGCGTTGCGGTTGCCTTGACGTAAAATCTGTCACCAAGCACCACGATATCATCGGTGATGGTTAGAAATAGCCCCTCGGCTTTGAGGAGAGGCTTGACCGCCTCGAGGATGTCCTCGCAGTTGCGGTAATTGTAGCCGCCGAAGTTGTTCCGTTGATTCTTCGGTGCTTTGAGTTGTGATTGCACAGCAATCACACGCTCGGTGAATGTCTTGTCTGCCATATCTATATAAGTTTTCTGTCTGTTAGCATACATAAGATTTTCAGGGAGGCGAGGAACGATGCCAACGCCCCAGCCTTGATGAGAGTGAACGGCAATAGTGCCGCACTCTCGTCCTCGTTGCATAGGAGGACGATGCTGACTCCCATCCACACGGTCATCAGCAGGTAGATGATTAGTTTCTTCATATATTTTGTTTTTTTATAATTGTCTGATAAAAAGGAGACTATCCTCACAGACCGCCTCCCTGAAAAAAACATTGTCAATAATGAATCGAAAGTAGTAGTCGGCTCGGAGGTATCGAACCTCGCCCCGGTCGTAGAGAATTGGATAAGAAGTTGTTAATAATTACCGACCGAAGCCTGCCTGTGCGAGCCGTGTTGCCTCCCATATCCTCGCGGACGGAGAGGTAATAAAATACAGTCATAAAAAGAAAGTGTGTGGCAGAGGGGGGAATCGAACCCCCTGCAAAAAACAAATATCAACTAAACTCAATTACTAAACTCAATCATACTCTACTAAATGGGAAATGCGGAACCACCGCGCTCTGCCTTGTACCTCCTGCGCCCGTCACGGGTTTGGAGGGAAATTAATAATTATGAGTAAATAATGTAATGGGAATAGGAGCGGTGGGAGGACTCGAACCTCCCCTCGGCACCATGCCACCGCTCGGAATATATAGAGTGAGCAGTCAATTGCTCTGTAAGGAGTGCTGCTCGTTGGTTGGTTGTTATACACTGCGGCGTCATAGGCTCGCCGCTTAGCCCCAGCACCTGTTGCATAGTCGGTGCTGACCACATCCGCAACGCCAACTCACACACTCGGCTGGAATGCTTATTGTGTGCGACTCGTTGCGGTCGTTATGCTTGTTGTCAATACGTCAATGTGCTATTGCCTCTAAGAGGCGTTGTAGGCAGGATGGGAATTGAACCCATCCGTGTACCATACTGCCTTATGTCTTACTCGTAGTCGTCTGCGTCGGAACACTCGAATCCGACTGCCTCGCAGAACTTCTCAGCATCACCGAGGAGATGCTCTTGCCGAAACTCGTCTATCACCATAGGGGATATTAACCAACCTCTGTATTGATACCAGCTGCACTCTACGTTTAGAGTGTAGTGCTTTCCATCCTCACCGCGGACTTCGGTTGATACTTCGGTGTAGTTGTCCTGCTCGCCGGCTATCGCTTCTCTGCATTGGGCGGCGGCTTGAACAAAGGACATCCACATTATAGATATAGGCTTGCGGCTTTCGAGGATTCTAATATTCTCCTCGTACTCGTCCGCCCATTCAACAAGGAGTTTCGCGGCAGCCTCGTCTGCTTCTCTCACTTTCGGTGCGCTCTCACGGAGAGCCGCTTCAGCGGCTTTATAAGCTTCAAGCCGCTTCGCCCATATAGCAGGGCGGTATATGTATCTTACATCTTCTTCCATAATTATGACCATTCATAAGTGTTGGTATATCCGTTAAGGGCTTCGTCCAAGTCACCTTCATTCTCTATCTCCACGTCGCCCAGCTCACCATCGCAGGCGGTGATGTCAATAATGCTGACGCCGTAAGCGTCCTCACCGTCTTCCGGCTCTGTGTAGGTTGCCGCGTGGTAACGCTTGTTCTCTGCCCACATATTGTAGAATACGGAGATGGCTAAGCCGTTTATCTCTGTCCAAAATTCCCATTTTTCGTAGGGATGGGTGAAAGCGTCCGAATATGATTCGTCGACCTCTTTTTTGAACTCTTTCGCGATTTGCGCGATTTGCGCTTCGCTCAGTCGGACTTGTGTCAGTTCTGTTTGCATTTTAGTTGTATTTATGGAATTTTCTGTTCTTTGCTTGCATCGCCGCCAGTGCTTTTTGCTTGTCGACAATGAATTTCTTGCCTGTGATTGTGATTGCGGAGTCAAGCACGCCGGAGTTCTTCATCGCCTGCGCCTTTGTGCGACCGCATTTGAAGATGGCGGCTATGCCGTCAATGCCGCTGTACTGCTCGCTTGGAGTGGCTGGCTGTGGCATTACCTTTACCAGTTCTTCAGCGACCATCTTGGCGAATGGTCGGAGCATCTCCAATAGTTCCTCGTTCATTTCAGTCTGATTGCGTGTGTTGCCAACTCGTGGTTCACTTGCCACACCTTATACTTCGCTTCGCCCCGGACATTGATGGCGTAGGCTGCCGCACGCACGGTGCTGGAGGATGTCTGCCTATAAGGGAAAACCATCTCTTCGCCCACCTGTAGAGCTTTCAAAGTTTCTGTTACGTTGATTTTTTTTATAATTTTCATTGTTATGTTGTTTATTATTAGTACTTTTGCACCGTTGTTTTGTGTTTGGCATTAAATTCGCCCTAAACACAATGCAAAGATAACCGAATATTGGGTGTGCACCAAATATTTCACCAAAAATGTTATTTACAACTTAGTTAAAAAGTGTTACATCGGTATCAATGAACGGATTAGACATAAAAGATTTGCGCCTAAAATTAGGTGTTACGCAGAGGGAACTCGCTGAGATGGTCGGAGTGTCAGAGAAGACCGTGCAAAATTGGGAGTATGGCAAGCCTATTCCGACTACTAAACACCAAATTTTACGGGCTATTCAGTCTGGGGTGGAGGAGAATGTAAGCACGGAAGATATTAATCAGCGCATTAAAGAGGTGTTACAAAAGAATGACTTGTCTGTAACAGCCTTTAGCAAAGAGGTCGGGTTACCGCAAGCGACTGTTAATAGGCAGTTGATGGAGGACAACAAAGTGTCGTTGTCAACGATTAAGTCATTTTTAAAACGTTTTCCGAAGGTTTCCGCAGAATGGCTTCTGCGAGGTGTAGGCGATATGTGCTGTGGTGTCCCCGACGAACAGCTCGAACGTGAGATAGCGGAGGAGACAGGTCGTGTGCAGAGCATCGGCGACAACTCCAACCACAACACGCAGACAATGACGGACTCCGCGCTGACAAAAGAAAACGAATTGCTGAAGGAACGGATACAAGAGAAGGACAAGGCTTTGGAGGAGAAGAACGAGGAAATCAAGTTCCTCCGCTCCTTGATACAAAGGAATACAGACTAAAATTGATATTATTATGAAAAGGTTTTTCAGGGAAATGAAAAGGATGGATAAGTGGATTCTGGATTCGTTGCACATCCACAGAAGCGTACACCTCGCCAAGCTGATGGTGCAGTTCGCTCCTCCTATCGGCGCAGGACTTCTGATGTGCCATACGGCGGTAATCCTTAAAGGTTATGTATGGTCGGTCGCCTCGGTGATCGCGCGGAGTGCGCTGCTTGTGTTCGCGCTTATGGTGGTTCTTTCCGTGGCTTTCGGTTTTTGTTGGATTCACCGAGCATTTTGCACCTACAACCTTCTGGTCAACGCCTGCATCGAATACGAGAAGCTGTTCGGCTTCGGCGCGCTGCTTACCCCGGCGAGATGGTTCGTGCTTGCGCTTGGTGCCGTGCTTTTCTTCCTTTACTTCCGCCGAAAATGGCTCGTGAAGCACAGAAAATACAGGATTTAAATACAAACCAAAAAACGAGTATGAAAAAAGTATTGATTGCAATGGCTATGCTGCTCGTGTCGGGTATAGCGATGGCGCAGGATGTAACCACGTTTATGGGGATTCCGATTGACGGCACAAAAGATGAAATGATCAAGAAACTGGAAGAAAAAGGCTTCACAAAAGATGCTGAATTTTTGCGTGGCAAATTTTATGGCGAGGATGTTCTTCTGAGCATAGGGGAAGACAATGACCTGGTAAGTACTATTTATATAATATTCAACGATTCGTCCATGGATGAGGCAAAAACATTGTATAATAGTTTGGTCGCAGATTTCTCTAAAAACAAAAAATATATTCCAGATGGTGGTGATGGAATAATTATTGACAAAACGGAATTACGTCATATTCTTGTTTCTGAAGATAGGACTGTGGTTTCTTATTTCTTGCAAAAAGGGCATGACGGAGATAAAAAGAAAGACATAGAGAATAAGACTGTCACTGTCGCTTTATCTCATTCGAGTGGTCTAAACTATAGCGTTGGAATAGCGTATTGTAATGAATATAATATGCCAGACCACAGTACCGATTTATAAACCAAAAAGGCTTCCGACACCCGGAAGCCTTTTTTCTTATCGTTCATCGAAGAGTTTCATCGCCCGCGCCTTCTCCTTGTCGGCAATCTTGATGTAGGGCTTCATCGCCTTGTAGTCGCTGTGTCCCGTCCACTCCATCACCAACGACGGCGGTATGCCCATCGTCAGTGCGTTGCAGATGAATGTGCGCCGTCCGGTATGGGACGCCACGCATTCATATTTGGGTCGTGTTTCCTCCACTCGTTCGGAACCGCGGTAGTACACCTCCGTTACCGGTCTGTCTATCCCTGCCACATAGCATACCTCCTTCAGCCAGACGTTCATCCTTTGGTTGCTGACCACCGGCAGAGGCTTCTCTTCATCCTTGTATTTTTCCAATATGGCGGAGGAATACTTGTTCAGTTCTATGCTGATAGTGTCGCCCGTCTTCTTTGTCACCACCTTTATCACTCCGTCGATGATGTCGGAGCGTTTCAGTTTCGCCACGTCCGAATACCGCAGAGAAGTGAAGCATTGGAAGCAGAACACATCCCTTACCCTGGCAAGGTATTCCTTCCCACGCGGAAACTCAAACCCGTAGACTTTCATCAGTTCGTCCCACGTCAGATACACCACTTCCTTGTCTCGCACCGTTTTCAGCCTCGGAGTGAAGTCGAGATAGCTTTTGTCGTCGAGCAGCCCGTTCTTGTCTGCCCAGCGTAGAAACCAAGTGAGGATCTTCCAGAATTTCATTATGTAGGTGTTCTTCAGACCGCGGCGCAGCAGGTAGGAGATGTATTCCTCGTAAAACTTCTTGTTGAAGTCTTTCATCCTCATTTCTCCCCGCATACTGCGGATGTGCCGGCGCAGAGTTCCGAATTTGACCACCGTCCCCGGCGCCCACGAGTGAGTGCGCTCCTGCGACACAACGAAGTCAAGCAGAGCCTTCTCGAAGTTTCCGCAGTCCTTCACACTACCGCCTTTCCCTGTCCGCTTGGCGAACTCTGCCTTGAATACATCCAACGACGGAACGGTGTCCGCTACCTCGAACGCTTTGAATATGTCCTCCACTATGCCCTCCAGGGCGGCGAGCTGCCTGTTGATGTCGGAGGCTGACACTCCACGGCTGTTGAATGCGTTCCGCTTGCATCTCCCGTTTTCCCATCTCTCCGGCTGGATGGTGTAGCCGCTGTTCGCCTGGTAGGTGTTCCCGTGCCACCGGACGCGGAGCCTTATCTGCCCCTCTCCGTTGCCTGTCCTGCTGTAGACCTTTTGGAGGAAGAATGATATACTATGTTTTATCTCCATTTTTTGTACACATTTTTTTTTGGTCAGTACACATCTGCAAATTTATGTACTATTTTTCATATAACAAAACGGAATCAAACGAAATGAAAAACCGCCAACTTACTCCTTTTAGGCTGGAAGTCAGCGGTTTCACGTTTGTTCCGTTTTATCGGATTTTGCTTGGGCGGAGTGAGCGAGATTTGTTCAAGTGTTGATAATGTGGAAGTTGTAAAATTTATGTACCTTTTTATGTATCGATTCTGCATTTTCCACATTCCTTTTTTCTGTGTGCCGAAAAATCCTTGTTGCGGTTTTGATTCCTTTTTCTTATCTTTGTTTCCGAACGATTGTTAGCATTTTTGTACACACGGCGAGTCGGGAGACTGGCTTTTTTTGGAATTTTCGGAGCGGCTTGACTGCCGCTCTTTTTCATTTCCGCCGTTTCTCATTCAGCCTTCAGCCTTGCGACGATTGATTCGAGTTCTTCCACCGTGTTCGCCTGGTAGTAATCATCGCCTTTCCGCACAAGGGCGGTTATCCCCGGACTGTCCGACACCAGTTCCGCAACCGGCACTCCTATGATTCCGGCTATCTCACGTAGTTTAGAAATTTGGGGGTCGTTGTTCAGTATGGCAGACAATGTCGGTTGCGTGATTCCGACCGACCCATTCCTGTTCAACATTCGTCTCGCAACATCTGCAAGTGTAAAACCTTTCTCTTTGATTGCTTTCTGTACATTCATAGCCTATAGTCTATTTTTATTCCGCAAAGATACGTCAAAATAGCAAAATACTACTTATAATATATAGATTATTAACTATTATTTATATAACTACATAGATTTTTATCAAATTCATCTCTTTGTGTTAAATATTGGTTAATGTCTATATTTTATTTGCATACATAGACAATCGTCTATATCTTTGCTGACGTAAACGAAACAACTAAACTCAACTACTATGACAACTGAAAGCAAAAACAGAATGAGAGAGATAATGAGCCTCGCTTGGCAGTTTGTAAAACGCAACGGCTTTGATTTGAGCCAAGCCCTCAAAACCGCCTGGGCGAATGTGAAACTTCACGCAGCGCTCAAAAAAGGTATCGTAAAGTTTTATTTTACAAAGGTAGACGGCAGCCTCAGAGAAGCATACGGCACGCTTAAAGAGAGCCTGTTGCCAGAAACCAAAGGCACCGGCAGAAAGCCGTCAGACACGGTACAAGTGTACTACGATACAGAGAAGCAAGAATATCGCTGCTACAAGAAGGCGAACCTTGTGAAGATGGCATAATTAACAAACGATTTAAAAAAAGAAAAAAATGAAAACATTGTCAGAAGAAATCAACGAGATAAAGAACGCGAAAATAAGCAAGACAGCAAAGCGCACAGCCCTCGCTAAACTCGGTTTGCTTAAATCAGACGTAGAGATTGTAATGAGCAGTATGCCTGCACCAGAGGCACGAGGCAGCCGCTTCGCCTATACATTCGGCGTTGAAATTGAATGCTACAACGTAGACCGCGACCTTATGCACCAGAGTGCAGACGCAAATGCCCTCAGAATAGCCTACGAGGGCTACAATCATCGTGACAACACCGAGTATTACAAGTTTGTCCGCGACGGCAGTATCGTCGGCGATAACGGCATAGAGTGTGTAAGCCCTGTCCTTGACAGCCGTACAGGCTTCGCCAGTCTTGAAGCTTGTTGCAAGGCTCTGAACGAGACCGGCGCAAAAGTCAACCGCACAACCGGACTGCACGTGCATATAGCATCCCCGGGGATGACTTCTGAATGGTATCGCAATGTCTTTCAGAATTACAAGATGCTCGAAGGTGTTATCGATACGTTTATGGCACCGAGCCGCCGAGCTGACAACAACTACTACTGCGCCACGTTGCAAGACCACGATTTTTGGGGTTGCACCACCATCAACGACGTACAGATGCAACTCAACGGCAGCAGATACCACAAGGTCAATGCCGAGGCGTACAAAGTCCACAAGACCATCGAATTTCGCCAGCACCAGGGTACGACAGACTTTGAAAAGATAAGTCATTGGGTTCGCTTCTGCGCGAAATTGGTCGGCTGGTCAAAGCGTTTCGCCATTGATTCGACGGTCGCTTCAATAGATGAGATTCCGTTCCTCACGAAGACCGAGAAGAATTGGTTCAAACGCCGTGCGGCCGTCCTGAGCCTCTAAGACAAGGTGGGCGAAAGCCCACCGCTGAAATACCCGGGCGCCCACTATAGAGGTGGCAGGCGGATCGTGACCGCACGCCCGGACAAACAAAAAAAAGAATAAAGATGAGAAACTTAACAAAAGTCATAGCGAAACACATTACTTGCCTCGGTCTCGGCTTGCTTGGGGCATACTCTTTCGCCGTCTGTCAGGACTGCTTATGCCTTACCAACGTTCTGGCATTCGCGTCGGTAACCTATCCGGGGGCGTTGACCTTGCGGTATATATGTTTGCATCAACAAAAAAAATGATATGTTATGTGTGTGATCTGTGTAAAGCCCGCCGGCGTGCCTATGCCGGCATTGGCTGAAATCAAGGCAATGGCAGAGGCGAATCCACACGGCTTCGGCTTCTGTACATCGACAGGCAAGTTCTATAAATC